TGTTGGGCAGCAAAGAAGGTAGCCCCTACAGAGGCGAGCATAGACACATGCTGCTGTCTAGCATTGCCAGAGCCCGTGGTTACAAATACAGCTTCAAGAATGGATTAATGGATCCAGAAACCAACGAAACTCTTCCCAACGGCAAAGACTTTAACTTTATCGCCAAAACTCTATTAGGACAAACAGCCACAGTTAAAGATACAAGAAGTGTTGAAGCTATCTTAGACTTTATTAAGAAACTGCCCAACTATGACGCACTAGTAGCCAACGCACGTGAAGCACTGGGCAAGCAGGGCGTGGAACTGCCAGAACAGTATGTGAAAATTGAAAGTCAGCAAATCGGAACACCCAGTTGGTTCCGTCGCATGATGAACTCTGTTAACTTTTGATTAAAAACACGCCCTAAAACCACCTATTTTTTCCAAAATGCTAAATACAGTTAGCCGGTCCCGGAGCGGGATCAAGATTTCAGAGATAAGGAGAAAATCATGGCAGACTTAAGAGATGGTTCAGGAGTATTTCAAACAGTAGACAACACGGGTACAGGTATTGCTGAACTTGGTGACAACTACTTAAAGCACGTTATCAACCAAGCTGACGTTGGACGTGAGTTGATTGTTAAGGTTGTTAAGAGTGGTAGTGGCAATATTACCAATGCTGTTCTAGAAGCAGTTCGTAACAATGTTACACAAGCAGGCGGCGCAAGCGGTTCTTTACCAGCTGATACAGGTGATGCATTTACAGTTGCTGCTATTGGTACAGCAGACGGTTCAGCCTTTGCAAGCGGAACAACTACTACCATGTTCATGCGTGTTCAAGGTACAGGCACATTTGACACAACAGATGCAGCAGGTTCTACCGGTGCTACTGTTACTGTTGAAGCAGTATTTACACCAGCCAAGTAAGTTAGTAAATTTCTAGGGATGGGAAGGTAAGGGCGGAGATTAATTTTTCCGCTCTTTTTTTATCTCATTAAATACTGTCACTTATGCCTGTGTATAGAATCATTTCTCTGGTTGACATTACTAGAACCAATCCCAATCGCTCAGAAACAGACAGTCTGAAAACAAGCCAACAGGCTAATTTCAACAGCCTGGTGCAAGCAATTGGACTACGTAGTAACATAGAGTGGAATGTTGATCCTGTACGTACTATAGGAGCATTACCAGAACCCTTCGAAGGGCACGGTGCTTACTGGACTTGGGAGTTCATAGTAGAGCGAGAAGAAGTATTTCTCAATAGTCAAGGTCCAGTAGGGCTATTGATAGAAGATTTGAATCATGTTCCTATAATATCTGGGCTAGATGAAACAATTGACATAAATCCTTGTGTATTTGAAACACAAGGATCTCGTATGAATCTTTGGGCAGAAATTAAAGTATGACTTAAATTTTTAGCCGGTCGCCGTTAAATATTTGTATGAGAAATATATTTTGGAAATTGGTAATAGTGTTTTCCGTCGTCACATTGTTATCAGGATTGATGATTTCACTTTTTGGAGTTTACAGTCAAGATCACACACTTGCGTACTCTGGTCTTGTAGTGATTGCGCTGACCTGCGTGTCGTGGTGGATATGGGTGATGATCGTTATAAAATCCATGTGGGAATTTGCTCAAAGCACTGTAGAAAATGTTTTTGAAATACGCACAGGTGTTAAAGAAGTTAGAAAACTAGTTGAAGAATATAAAAAACTCATAGAAAGATAAATAAATCATAAGGCATATTTAAGGCATATCGGTAATCTCACTAATAATATTTGGAGAAATATATGGCCGCAACGCCTCCTACAGAATTAGAAAAAACCAGTTTAGAAGCACACGTGGATCTTTGTGCATTACGCTATGCTCAATTAGACAAGCGTTTAACTAATCTTGAAGAAAAAGTTGATAGTATGCACGAAGAAATCGTATTAGGACAAAAGAGCCTAGTTAAGGTTATTGTCGGAACAGCAGGAACAATCACAGCAGGAATTCTTTCAGTTGTCATTACAATCTTAATGAGAGGGTAGTAAAAACACAACGATTAAATAAAGGACACTGGAGTGTCCTTTTTTAATGACAAAATTAGTTTCAAAACTAGAACAGGTAGTAAACACAGCAATTAAACGAGCACCAATAATTCCTGTAAAAACAAACAAGGGAATTTTGGTGGGCAATGTGTTGATTGAAAGTCAAGATAATTTAAAAAATTTATGGAAGCTTGACGAACTAGTATACAGCGAAGTTAATCTCAATGCCGCTGCTATAAAGCTGGCAAACGATTTAGTGCGTTATGGAAAGACCCCAAGAAGCAGAGAATTATATTCTTTCGATCAAGAGTACGGTCGTTGGCTAATTGACAGTCAGTTGCATTATCGAAATCACAGCCGTGCATTGGCTGATTTACAATATGATCGAGCTGATATATTATGGGCCAGATACTGTGAAAGTAGAGATCGATGTGCTGAATCAAAGCAAAGAGTAGAACGAATGTCTGTTCTATAGTATAAATATAATATCAATTCGGAAACCTGATATGAACACAAATGACCTTTTTAAAACTAGTAGATCTGCAAAGAAAATCAATGAATCTATGGAGAAAATTTTCGGAAAGAAAATTAATCTAGAAAGTTTCAGCTTAGACCAATTGCAAGATGCACGTAATAAAATACGCACTCAATTGAGTCAACAGCGTAGTTCATCAGGTTTTAACGAAAATATTGAAAATGAAGCCTATACTCAAGCACAGTGGATGTTGGATGCAGTAAATGCTGAAATCACACAGCGTGAAGAATTCATAGTTGATGATATTGAAAAAGAACTTGATGAAGAGCCACAAGATCCTTCCGAAGGGTATGACAGGAACGAGTACGACGACGAAGGTGACATGGCAAAGACACAATTACACGTAATTGACAGTGCTGCCGAAGAACTTCGCGCCTTGCTTGACGATGACGAAAATTTACCAGAGTGGGTACAAAAGAAAATTAACCTAGCAAAAGATTATATTGATACTGCTAGAGATTACATGGTAGCAACAGACAAAAAAGAAATGGAATCTAATGATTCGTTCAGAGAAAATAAGGAACTTGAAATGACAAAATTACGTGAAAGTGAAATTGACGAAGCCAGTGCTATTGTAACTGCTAATTCTATGGTAGATAGGTTAGGTCGTTGGATTGAAGAATTAAGCGGTATGGAAAACGAAACCATGCTGGAGTTAGGGGACAGTATCCGTGACGAAATGGGCCAGGAACAGAGCCGACAATTTATTGAAGCAGTTGCTCCTACTATCCAATCAGCATTAGAAACACTAAAGGCAGCAAGAGAAAGCGTATCCGGAGCTGTTAGAAATTTAGCAACTGGTGAATCTCCAGATGCCATGTTAGGCGCACCAGAAGAGCCAGGAATGGATGATATGGATATGACAGAACCGGATGCAATGAATACCGGTGATGTAGAAATCGGTCCAGAAGAACCAGCAGATGATTTTGATGCTGCTGAACCGTCTGCTGGAGGATCTTCAAGCGCTGGTCGTGAACGTCGTGAAAGCATTGATTTTCAAAATCGTTTATTAAAAGCGTTAGCAGGATGAAATTAGCATCAATATCTGAAAATGATTTTAGACTGAAGGAGTTAATGCCTGGTACATCGACTACCACGGCATCTCCGACTCCTCAAAAAACTATGCCAACAATGGGATCAGCACAGGACCCTAATACACAACAGGCTCTTGGTGCAAAACAGGTAGTTGATGCTCAAGCACGACGTAAAGAAATACAAGATCAAATAAGAGCAAAGAAAGTAGAAATGACTCAAATGCGACAGCAGACTCAATCAGAAATACGTGATCTACAACAACAATTAAGCCAATTGACATGAGATTTTTTGAATTTAACACGCCAGACATAGATAGGTTTATGGTATTGCTGAAAAATCTCATAGGTCGTGCATCTAGTAAAAATGCCCCATCGAAGTTAAACTGGAATGCTATTGCACAGATGAGTCGCTCGAGCGGCTTTGAATTCGGTGCTGACTACGAAACATTTAAAGCCATGTATGATGCTAATCCAGCACTACAAAGCTTGGTAAAAAACTTTAATGCTGATGGTATTGAGTTAGACGTCCCAGGAGCACCTGACGCTGAGCAACCCAAACAAGACAGCGAAGACAGTCAAGAAAAAGTAAACAAAGCCGCTGTCAGTGCTGCCAAAAAAAATCTATCAAAGTAAAACCAATACTTGACATAACTGTAATAACACTGTACTATATACAGTATGAATCTAGAATACACTCCCCCGCCATTTGTAGAGCAGTTTCAATATAAAAACTGTAAGCAAATCAACGACCCTGTGACTAAAAAACGTGTTTACCTAACACCCGACGGTGAAAAGTTGCCTAGTGTGACTACCATTCTCAGCGCAACAAAAGACATGACGCATATTAACGAATGGAAAAAAAGAGTCGGATACGCCAAAGCACAGCAGATCACTACAGAAGCAGCAGGAGTAGGAACTGGTCTCCACAGCAACCTAGAAAGATTTCTGTGTGGCATGGAACGTCAACCAGGCAATAATCCAGTACATGTCAAAGCCAATGCCATGGCTGATGTTATTATCGAAAAAGGACTAGTGAATGTAGACGAAGTATGGGCTATGGAACAAAGTCTTTACTTTCCAGGATTGTATTCTGGTACTACAGACCTAGTATGTGTATACAAGGGAAATCCCTGCATTGCTGATTTTAAACAGACTAACAAGCCTAAAAAAGCAGAATGGATTGAAGACTACTACTTGCAGTTAATGGCTTATATGATGGCACATAACGAAGTATATGGAACTGAAATGCGTCAAGGACATATCTTTATGGTAAGTCGTGGAACAGACGGCATGCAACCAGGCGGTGAGCAGTATCAACAATTTGATCTGTTGCCTCAAGATTTTAACAAATATCAAGACATGTGGCTCAATAAAGTAGAAGAGTACTACACTACAGGGCTGCAAGGGTTAAAACAATATCTAGTGTAGTAGTTAATATTTCATACCGTTCATTAGACACTTACAGAACTATAGAGCTCAGCAAGCAGTAAGCATGTTTGGAGATAAATATACTATAAAGTAAATTCAGGAGAACTATAGTGTCGGTAATTCAAATCTCGAAAATTCAGGTCAGACGCGGACTGAAGAATTCAGGAATCGGTGTTCCACAATTAAGTTCGGCTGAATTTGCCTGGGCGGTTGATACGCAAGAATTATATATCGGCAACGGATCCGTTGCTGAAGGAGCACCCTATGTTGGAAATACCAAAATCTTAACAGAGCATGATAACATCTTGGAATTATCTTCAAGTTATCAATATGCTTCAGATGATGCGTCAATAACATCAAGCATACCTCGATCACTACAAAGTAAAATTGACGAAATCGAAGTAAGCATAGCCGACTTCGGCGCTATTGGTGATGGGGTGACCGATGTTACTTCAGCTGTCAATGACGCTGTGAGACAACTTTTCAGCAATGTTGATCCTAAATTTAAAAAAGTTCTCAAAATTCCAAATGGAGAATACTTATTTTCAAGTAATCTTTTTTTACCTAGCAGTGTAATCATTAGAGGCGAAACTCACCTAGGATCAGTCTTGAACATAGGTGAAAATAATATATTATTCATTACCGAAGACGGAGAAGGTGTATCTGATTTTATCAGCTCTAATCGTCCACGAAACATTAACATCAGTAATTTAACCATTCAACATACTACAGGACAAACTGTTATAACAGGTCTAACTCAAAGTGAGTTCAATAATGTTAGGTTTGTCAGTGACTATACACTTGGCGACACTGTTGATAGTATTTACGGAGATTCTGTCAGTGATGTTAGTTTCCATCCGGCTAGTGTCTTTTGGGAAAATAGTCTATTTGGCACCAGAGTAACAGATGTTAAATTTGTAAATTGCACATTTGAATCAACTGTACTAGCAGTTCGATCTGATCAAATTACAGTTGACTCGTCGAATCCGCCTATATTTGATACTGATATAACTTTTGAAAATTGCACATTTGATACCTGTGATACTGGAATACTAGTTAACGGAATCGCCGGACAAGGAAACAAATGGCAAATAGTCGATTGCGAATTTAATGAAATAGCCAGTAGAGCGTTTGTGTCGTCAAACGGTAGAGGAACACTGATACAGAGATCTAAGTTTGTTAACTGTGGAAATGCTGCCGGTACTGCCGAAACACCTGTAACAGAGATTGTTTATTTTGAAGAACAGTTTAACAACCTCGTTATAGATTGCACTACCGATAGGCACCAGTTTGCCGGATTTGTTTCTAATGACACAACAACGGCGGTTACTGAAGTACGTAATTCAAGTAAAACAAGTTTTGTTAATATGAATTTTTCGGATATATCATTGTCCGATAGTTTCAAACCGCTGTCTGTACTTAGTGCTCTGAATAATTATACATATATTGATTACAGTCTTAAACTAGGAAATTTTTCTAGAGCAGGTCGAATAGTAATCTGTGTTGATGATGTTCGTAGAGCAGACAGTACTAATACTCCAATTTCGTTTGCAGATAATTTTCATTATTCGTCGTCAACTACTACCGATGCAGGAGGAGATGCTTTGACTAATTTTCAATTTACAGTAGACATACAAGACAATAGTGCTATAGGTGATTTTGAAACATTGGTGCTGAAATATGTAAATCCTATCAGTAGCGGTCTTGAAGGTACAATCAGCTATTCGATCAGCTACGGTGTTTAATTCTCATCCGAATGAAAGACTAGTAGAATGGAAACAGTTTCGTGACGCTATAGAAAGCAGTGCAACACCGTTAGAAGATGTTGCTGAACTTTGGAGTCATGCACCATTTGTTAGTACTTTTTTAAATCCTCATAAGTCAAATTCGTGGCCAGATCCTTGGCACTTAATTCTCGATGGACGGTTCGATGATCTTGCAATCGTGTTAGGTATGCTGTATACTTTTCAGTTAACACAGCGGTTTATGAAGTCCACATTTGAGATACATATGTCTATAGTTGATGAAAACAAATCATCAACTTATTGGCTAGTAGTAGATAGCCGCTATGTCTTAAATTACCATATAAAACAAGTAGTTGCGTTAGATGCTATAGAAGGAATTCCAGTCTCTATAATATACACGACTGCTAGTTAAACAATAAATATCAAACATTAAAGTCTGTGTTAGCAAGAGGAATAGATGAATATCACTGTTATTAAAAGAAATGGAAAGAAAGAAAATTTAACTATTGAAAAATGGCAAGCTCAAGTGGCTAAAATATGCAAAGGCATAGCTGATGTCAGTCAGTCCATGATCGAAATCAAAGCTCAGCCACATTTTTATGACGGCATTACTACTAGAGAAATTGATGAAGTTACGTTGCGGGCCATTGTTAATTTGATCGATGTTGAAGCAAATCCTGATGTAGGACATGTCAACTATCAACAAGTAGCAGGCAAGCAGCGATTGTCAATGTTGCGCAAGGATGTCTACGGTGATTATCAACCATTACATTTATATGATATCGTTAAAAAGAATGTCAGCGTGGGATTATATACTCCCGAACTCTTAGAGTGGTATAGTGAGAGTGACTGGAACAAAATGAATGATATTATCGATCATGAAAAAGACGAAGCATACAGTTACTCAGCAATTGAACAGTTAATTGAAAAATACCTAGTTCGCAATCGCAGTACTAAAGAAATTTATGAAACTCCACAGGTTCGATATATCATAGCTGCGGCAACAGTGTTTCACAAAGAAGAACCTAATTCAGCAAGATTGAAATATATCAAAGAGTATTATAATGCAGCCAGCGATGGTTTGTTTACTCTTGCTACACCGGTACTTGCAGGACTCGGCACATTAACTAAACAATTCAGTAGTTGTGTACTTATTCGCAGTGACGATAATCTCAACAGCATTTTCGCTAGCGGAGAAATGATGGCCAAGTACGCCAGCAAGCGTGCTGGCATTGGTCTTGAAATTGGTCGACTACGTTCAATAGGTTCTCCTATTCGAGGCGGTGAGATCATGCACACAGGGATGATACCATTTCTAAAAAAATGGTTTGGCGATTTACGTAGTTGTAGTCAAGGTGGCATACGTAATGCTTCGGCTACAATTTTTTACCCTATTTGGCATCTTCAATTCGAAGACCTTATTGTATTAAAGAACAACCAAGGCACCGAAGAAACTCGAGTGCGTCATATGGATTATGGAGTTGTTCTTTCAGCATTCTTCTGGCGTAAACTTAAAAACAGTGAAGACATTACTTTCTTTGATCCAAACGAAGTTCCTGATCTATATGAAGCTTTTTATTCAAATACAAAACTGTTTGAAGAACTTTACGTCAAATATGAAAAGCGTAAAGATCTACGCAAAAGTGTAATGAGTGCTGAAGAAGTGTTCAAGAGTGGTATACTGAAGGAACGCACAGACACAGGTCGAATATATCTAGTATTCATTGATAATGTAATGAACCAAGGACCATTTGATCCAGAGTATCATACGATTTATCAAAGTAATCTCTGTTGTGAGATTCTACTACCCACTCGTCCTTTTGATAGACTTGAGGATGAGAGTGGACGCATAGCGTTGTGTACACTGGGATCTATCAACTGGGGATCGTTCCGGAACCCAGAGGACATGCGTAGAGCCTGTAGGATTTTACAGCGTAGCCTGTGTAACATTCTTGACTATCAAGACTTCTTGTCAATACAGAGCAAACTCAGTAATGATGAGATCCAACCATTGGGCATTGGCATAACCAATCTTGCATACTGGCATGCCAAACGTAATCTCAAGTATGGTGAATCTGATGCACTGTCAGAAGTAAAATCCTGGATGGAACATCAAGCATTCTACCTTACTGAAGCTACTGTTGAACTGGCAAAGGAAAGAGGCCGATGTCTTGACAGTGACAAGACACGATATGGACAGGGTATTTTTCCCTGGGAGTTACGAGCCCAAGGCGTAAATGACCTAACTGATTTTTCTCCTGAACTAGATTGGGAAAGTCTTCGTAAAGAAATGAAAACATATGGCGTTCGTAATGCTACCTTAATGGCAATTGCTCCAGTTGAAAGTTCCAGTGTTGTTATAAATTCAACCAACGGTATTGAAATGCCTATGAGTTTAATTTCAACTAAGGAATCAAAGGCAGGTTCTTTTACACAAGTTGTTCCAGAATATGCCAAGTTGAAAAACAAGTATCAGCTCATGTGGGATCAGCCTGACTGTATTGGATATATTAAAACTGCCGCGGTTTTGGCTGCATATATTGATCAAAGTATAAGCACTAATACATTTTACAATCCTGGAAATTTCCCAGATCGAAAAATTCCAACCACACTGATTGCTAAAAATTTAATGATGGCACACTATTGGGGTTTGAAGACTTTTTATTACAGTCTTGTGAATAAGCGTGGCAGCAGGGCAGATGATGAAGAAGTGCCTACTATGCTTGAAGTAATCGACTTTGATGATGAAGAATCATGCGAGGCGTGCAAACTCTAGGAGAATTGATGTTACATTTTAAAAAAGAAGGGCAGATTCTACATCAAGGTCTAAGCATTTATCATCCTAGAGATCCTCACAGTGCAGGTGCATATCTAAGATTAGGTAATCATATATTAAGATTAAGGTGGAGCAAGGTAGTAAAGAAGTTTTTTATAGGGTATAATAGGGTCGATCCAAATATATTAAAACAAATCGATCAGTGGGAAATTGAAAACAGGATAAAATAATGAGCAAAAAACAATATAACTTAACAACACAAACAGATTACCTAAATCGTAAAATGTTTCTAGATCCAGCAGGTCCTGTAACTATTCAAAGGTTTGAAGAATTTAAATATCCTAAAATTGCCAATTTCGAAACTACTGCTCGAGGATTTTTTTGGGTACCTGAAGAAGTCAGTTTAACCAAAGACGCTGGCGATTTTAAAAATGCCAGCGATGCTGTCAAACATATTTTTACCAGCAATTTGTTAAGACAGACAGCACTCGACAGTATCCAAGGTCGAGGCCCTAGTCAAATTTTCACACCAGTTGTGAGTCTTCCGGAATTAGAAGCATTGGTCTATAACTGGACATTTTTTGAAACAAATATCCATAGTCGTAGTTACAGTCACATTATTCGTAATATCTACAATGTGCCAAAGGAAGTTTTTAACTCAATACATGATACACAGGAAATAGTTAACATGGCAGCAAGCATTGGACAATACTATGATGATCTTCATAGAATAAACTGCCGCAAAGAACTAGGTGAAAAAATCAATGAAAAAGAATATATTCGAGCAATTTATCTAGCATTACATGCCAGTTATGCTTTGGAAGCATTTCGCTTCATGGTTTCATTCGCTACTAGTTTGGCTATGGTAGAAAATAAAATTTTCATCGGCAACGGAAATATTATCAGTTTGATCCTGCAAGATGAATTACTACACAAAGAGTGGACTGCATATCTTATCAATCAAGTAGTTAAGGATGATGATAGATTTGCCGAAATTAAAAAAGAAACAGAAGATGAAGTTTATCAACTTTATATGAGCGTAATTCAAGAAGAAAAGGATTGGGCAGACTATCTATTTCAGAAAGGCCCAGTCATTGGACTAAACGCCGGTATCTTGAAAGATTTTGTAGATTATACATCAGCAGATGCTCTCAAGCAGATTGGTATCAAATATAAAAGTGCGTCTCCTAAAACCACACCAATACCTTGGTTTAATAAGCATGTTTCAACAAACTCGAAACAAACCGCTCTTCAAGAATCTGAAAGCACAAACTATGTAATTGGAGTTTTATCTGGCGATATCAATTATGAAGACTTGCCATCTATCTAGAGATAATTATGTACAAAGTATTTTATAAAAAAAACACACCTGTAGAATCATGGACTGGCGCAGGTAGTTATGGTCAAGAAACACAGGCCATTATGGCTGCTCTGAGAAAAAAACGTGCAGGGGCATTAATGGTCCGTGTTACTGATAAAAAAGGTGCAGTTGTCTACTCTGGATAAAAGGAATTGAAATGGCAAAGTTAAATGAAGAAGTGCTGGTTGTCAAGGTGTCAACTCTGTTAGCAGACAATGATGACGCAACAGAACTAATGTCATCAGAAAACATTGCTGCTCTTAAGCAGGTCATCGAGCAACTAACTGATAGTCGTGTACTAGTAGAAATAGAAAAAGCATAAGGAAATTGCGTGAATATAATTATTTGGTCAAAGGATGCCTGTCCTCTTTGCGATCAGGCAAAAAATCTGTTACAATCTAAAAGTATTAAGTTTGAGGAACGTAAAATTGGCAGTGGTTACACAAAGGAAGATTTGTTAAAAGATGTTCCTACTGCTAAGGCGCTACCACAAATCATAATTAACGGAGAGCTCATTGGTGGTCTCACACATTTAAAAACTTATCTTAAAAAGGAAGAAAATGCTCATTAACAAAGGCGTATCAGCAGGTGAAGTAGTAACACTAAAATTAATGTCAGGCGAAGAAATGATTGCCAAGTATGTTGAAGAAACAGACAATGGACACAAATTAAACAAGCCTATGTTATTAAGTATGGGGCAACAGGGAATCGGAATGGTACCATTCGCTATGACTGTTGATATGGAAAAAGATATCAACGTTTTGCAATCTGCAGTTGTTGCACTTGAGCCTACCGAAAAACAATTTGCTGATGCCTACGTTCAAAACACTACAGGAATCAAGTTAGCAGGTTAAAGTTGTAGTGGCGGTACTGGATCAAGTGCCGCTTTTACTCTTCCTGCAATATCAGGTGGGAGGGAATTAATTTCGTTAATAATTTCCTCCCTTTGCTCTCTAAGAGCACTGGATCTACTCTGAATGAATTCTTGTGCTGCCGGAGTAGATCCTCGACCACTATCTTCAATTCGTTGTATTACACTAATAGCCCTGGTTTGTGCCTCACTAAAACCAGAGATTGAGAAATTAATATTTGTAACGATGCCTCGAATTTCAACCTCGTCGACCTGTTGTGGTGTTGCTGGCTCAGAGAAGTTTTTGTAAGATGATTTATAGACTGGTAACGACTCTACCGGCACTCCGCTTCGCTGAGCAATAGAAATCATTTCAGCTTGTGCCTGATCGCGAGCATCTTGAGCTGCTTCGTAGCGACGATTAACTTCTTCAATCTCAGCAGCTGGTCTGGAAGTAAATGCCGGATCAAAAACTTCTCTGCTGAGTTCGTCAGCGAGTGCTGCGGCATCAAGGTATCTCTGCGTTAGTAATTCTAAATCACCAGGCGGTATTGTCCGAGGCTCAACTGCTGGCGCAAAAGTTGTTTGAGGAGTCGACAATGTTTCAGATGCAATTTCATTATCGCTGTCGTTAACAACAGTTGGAGCCACTACACGTTCAACTTCAGCAGCATCAGCAACCTTTTCGCTGTCAACACCATTTTCGACAGCTTCTTTTTGGCAATCTAAACTAAACAAACTGGCAAAATTTAAACTTCTAGCAAAGCCAAGCAATTTTTCAACGGCAGCGTCCAACAGTCTCTCAGCTTCGACTATAGCATCATTAACAAATCCAACAGCAGAATTTATAGCATTCTCTACGGTGTTTAATGCGCTAATGGCTAACGAATTAGCTGTTTCAAATAATTCAAGAGCTTCTTGAGCTAATTCTTCTGCTGTTTCGTCGATGGCGTTGGCAACGTCATCTATTAATTGATTTAAATCACTAGCAAATTCTCCTATAGTTTGACCAAATGATGTTGCAAATTCGTCAACTTTTCCGTAGATATCACCTAGAGCTTCATTTAGTGCTTTCGGTACCGATACTAAAAACGATAAAGGTCCGCAAGCTTCGTCGAGTTCTTCTTCGGTAGGTTGCCTGCCTTCGGACTTGGCTTCAAGCTCAATTACCTTTACCTGCGACGAAGTGACACTGAGAGTTTTTGAAAGATTGCTTGTCGCTGTGCTCCATGTTTGAGTTATTGCTTCTGCAGCAGTAGTAGCCGACTCTAAACCAATACCAGTGAGCCCATCAACAGATGGCGGCGGTTTATATGCTGATCCATCTTGAACTGCTGCTATTGATTCTTTAAGTATTGCCATTTTCTCAACCCCCTATTATCACATCACCGGAACCTGTTATGACTTCGTAGGTGTCGCCGTCGCCTACTACCTTGCCGATGTCACCTATTCTATGAACAAATCTATTGTTAACAAAAACAGTTGTAGATCCTGATGCTGCCTCGGTATCGTGACCGCAGTCTGTTTTACCAAAATCGCCAATTCTAACTACAGGTATCCAATTGGCGAATACATTATTACTGCCAGTGATAAACGTAGTAGTAAATGGTTTAGGTTCGCCTCTAGGTACATCCTCGTGTCCGTTAAGGCACACCCCTTCTCCTAAGTCTGCGATTCTAGTTACTGGTTTCATAATATTATTTATATGAGTATTTTTCGGCTAATTACAGTAAGAGGTCGACATGAAAAAATTACTTTGGAAAGTATTGGGATTTTGCAGTTTGGGCATGGCTTATCTTGGTGTTGTCTTGCCCGGACTGCCTTATAGTATTTTTATTGTAGGTGCAGCATATTGTTTTGCTAAAGGCAGTCCTGCAATGGAACAGTGGTTGTACAATCACAAACTGTTCGGACCGTTCTTGACAAACTGGGAACACAAGCGTGTATTTCCACAAAAGATGAAATATTTTATGATTGCTATGATGAGTACCAGTTTGATTATCATGTATACCACTGGAGTTAAACCCATAGGCATAATATCAACAGCAATAGTAATGGCATTGGTAGCACTGTGGGCATGGAGATTTCCCGGTTCTGTAGAAGAGTGGGAACAGCGCAAAGAAAAAGGTGAAAAAAGCATATGGATAAAATAGATTTAGATACATTAATTGAGTTAGCATTTTCAGTAGAAGAAGGTGATCCTATTGATTGGGGAGTATTTGGTGAAGGACAAGAACAGACCATGCGTATGATTGGCGCCAGTGTTCTTGAACAATTTGACAAAGACATGACCGCCGAACATAAATTAGTTATGATGAGTGTCATTACTAAATTAGTAACTGAAAATATGATACTACATGCACAGTTGATGAAAGCAACAGGACGAGACCGTGAAGTGTGAGCAAGGTGATTTGGCTAAGATTATAATGAGTTTACGTCCTAGCAATTTAGGAAAGACGGTACTAGTAGAAAAATATATTGGACACTTTCAGCAAAGTGAAACATTTGATTTTCGAGGTATTCCTTGCACAGCACAGGTTACTGATCATTATTGGTGGGTATCGACTGAATACGGATTGTCTAACATGTTAGGTGATACTCCCAAGGCCTATATTCCTGACACTTGGTTAGAACCTATTAGACCGGAACAACAATGCGAAAAAGAAACGAAGACAACCGACCTAACAGCATAGACTTTGATCAATGGGACAATTATATTCCACCGTTAAATCTTTTGAACTATAATCTCTACTGGCGTTGGTTAGAAGAATGGCAATACGACGACCAAAAAGACTTGACATCTAATGACAAAGATAGTTAAATAGTTTTGTAACGTTGAAGCAGATAAAAAGGTGTTCTGGACGGGGTTTCGAAACCCCCAGCTCCACCAAAAGCGTATTGGAGTTAGCATAGGATGTCTAACTTAAATATAATCCACCCCTAACGTAGGATTGTCCAATATGCTTTTGATGGGGCTGAAATGGATTCGACAGGGCAATAAGTATTGAAGTGGAGTTACCAGTAGGCGATGACTGTCAATCAAGCAAAAACTATAAACGCCAATAACGAAGCGTTCATGCTTGCAGCCTAAGTGCTCAAGCGGGGTGGGAACCTAGCAACAGAACTCTATAGGCTCTTCGGAGCCTATTATTTTGACTGTCAGAAATTTGCATTAACACAACAGATGTGTTTAAATATAGACTGTTTTACAACCTATAGGAGAAGTAATGAAATTTAGTAAAATCGCCGCAGCCGCATCACTAGCGTTTGGTGTTGCTACCGCTGCTCAAGCACAAGTCACCCTCTACGGAGTAGTCGATGTAGGTGTCAATTATCAATCTGTTAACTTTGGCAATAACTTTGACGCCACAGGCACACAAAGTCAAGTTGGTATGGCCTCAGGACAGCAATCCGGTTCACGTTGGGGAATCAAGGGAACAGAGGATCTCGGTAATGGTCTGAAAGCAAACTTTGTCTACGAATCAGCAGTTAATGTTGTTGATGGTACAGGCAATAACGGCTTTACTCGTCAAAGTACTTTAGGTTTAAGCAGTGATCGTTTTGGTGCTGTTGATTTGGGTCGTCGTACTACACCTACCACAGCAGCATTTTCTGGAATTGATCCATTTGCTCAGAGTTTTGGCACAGCCAGCCTAAGTACCAGCATGGGCAGTACCTTTGTGCGTCTCAGCAACATGATCATGTATACCAGCCCTGAGTTCTCAGGTTTCACTGGTAGCGTGGGCTACAGTTTTAATGCTGATCAAGATGTAGCCGGAACACCCGAAGGCGAAACGTTTGGCACCAGTAACAAGACTCGTGCAGTTTCTGTTGCAGGTCGATACGTTAATGGTCCTGTTGTAGTGGCATTGGGTTACGATCAATTTATGCCTGCCAATGTTCCTGGACAAGCAACTGCTAATGTCAAGAGCTGGAACCTTGGCGGTACCTACGACTTGCGTGCCGTTAAATTGCATGCCGCTTATGGACAAAACATCGACGGTATCATTGAAGGAACAGATGTGCTGGGCAATGCCAACTTTACAGGCGGTGACACTAACACCAATGGTGGTGTCTTGTTCGCTCCTGGTGCTCGTACACAGAGTTGGATGTTCGGTGCCAGTGCTCCTGTGACTTCGTCTGTAAATGTATTTGGATCTGTTCAGCAGATGTTGCCAGGTGGTGACTTCAAAGATCTCACAACAACCAGTACACAGACTTCTGCCAATCTTGGTGCAACCTATGCATTCAGCAAGCGCACCAATGCATATGTTTACTATAGCCATATAAACAATGCCGCCATGTTGTCTGGTGTCAAGACTAATACTGTTGGCGCTGGCCTGCGTCACTTGTTTTAATTAAAGGGGAACAATATGAAACTGTTTATTACAAGCGTTCTGAGTTCCCTGGCCTTTTCAGTTGCCGCACAGGGTTATGTAGTATCTTCGGATACCGCTCCTGTACGTGACTCATCAGGTCAGTGTGTCAAGACCGGCTCATGGGCACCTACTGATCGTAATGCTGCCTGTGATGCAGTAGAACCTGTTACAGGTCGTGCAGTGTTATATTCAGATGTGTTATTTGGATTTGATCGTGCTGATCTAACACCTGCTGGACGTGCCGAGCTTGACAAAATTGCCACAGCCGTTGCAGTCGGTAGCAGAGTCAGCGTTACAGGCCATGCAGATTGGATCGGTGACTCTGTCTATAATCAACAACTAAGTGAAAAGCGAGCAGGGACTGTGACTGATTACCTGCAGAAGCAAGTATCAGCAGTATATTCCGTACATGGTATGGGTAGTACAGATCCTTTGCCTGGGACGGCTGTATGTAAAGTTGAAAACAACTTTAAGAAATTGGTTGCTTGCCTAGCACCAAATCGCAGAGTTGAGATTGACTATATTAATAAGTAAAAGCAACACGGCCCTGGCCTCTGGAACATAGTTTCTACGCTGGGGTTTTCTATTGCACTGTAATAGTAATCTCCTAATTTTTCTATTAGAAAATACAATGGAAAATCTATTAAAAATCATTGATTAATAGTGTAAATAAACATATACTATTATATTACACACAAGGAGATTTACATGTCAGATTCAGTAAAAGGTACCAAAACAGAGCAGTGCTTGAAAGATGCATTTGCAGGTGAGTCCAAAGCCAACCGTCGTTATTTGTATTTTGCAAACATGGCCGATATTGCAGGCGAGAATGATGTTGCATCATTGTTTCGCTCAACAGCCGAAGGCGAAACCGGCCATGCACACGGTCACATGGAATATTTGATTGACGGTGGATCTGGAGATCCAGAAACAGGCTTGCCAGCCAAAACTGTCGAGGAAGCATTGGCAAGTGCCGTTCACGGTGAGACACATGAATACCAAGATATGTACCCAGGCATGGCAAAGACTGCACGTGACGAAGGTTTTGATGAAATTGCCGATTGGTTTGAAACATTGGCCAAGGCAGAACGCAGTCATGCCAATCGTTTTACCAAAGCATTGGACGCATTGAAGAATGATTAATCGGTAATATACTGTGCAGATTATTGACTGGGAAACATGGTTAGATCGGCACATACCCTACTATGAGGTGGAAAGATTTCGAACACAATATGAAATTAATCCACCTCAAATTGTTTTAGGAATTGATGTTGTAGATCGACATCGAAATAAGCAAACTCTTTTGCATTGGCACGAAGCCAATGCAAAGTTGTCCGAGTATGACACTGCTCCGTTGTTTCTAGAGAGAGATACGCATCAAATGTGGTACTGGGCATTTTGGGATAAAAATCAAGCCTTAATAGCTTTAATGATGTTGTAACATGATTTTACTATTTACGAGATCACAGTAACGATAGATTTTGAGATCCCACTACCATTCTTTAATAACTTTGTTGATAATAAGTATATAGATGAACCAGCAAAATTTAATCAGTCCTGCTATCAATAACCCTCATTTAGGTTATTATACTGTAAACAATATTCCGTTCTATTCTAAAAACGAAGCCGCAGTTTTTGCCCAAAGTCAAAATACTGATTTTAAATGGCATTTCAATGACGAAGTATTTGGATTATTTGATTGGTCGGTTGAACCAGACGAAACGCTAGATGAATTATACAATCAACGAGCAAGAGAACTTAGACAACAGTATGATTACTTAATTCTAAGTTACAGTGGAGGATCGGACACACATAATGTGTTAATGGCTTTTTTAAGACAGGGACTACTAATTGATGAAATTCTTGTTAATGTCAACGATAAGATAAACAAAATTATTGTTAACAATTCGTCAATTACTGACAACTGGAATTATGGCGCTGAATACAAATTACAAATTTATCCACGTCTTAATGAAATAAAAAATAAATCTCCCAAAACTAAAATTACAGTAGTAGATACTAGTGATAGTATTTTAGATACATTCAATAATGCCAACGATGGTAGTTGGATCATCGGTACAAAAGAGCCGATTAACGTTAGTGCTATTACAAGATATAATTATCTTTATTTTAAAGAAGTAAGAAAAGGGATAGATAAAGAAAACAGTATTGCTATGATTGTAGGGGTTGAAAAACCTTGTATAGCCATTGTTGATAATAAAATTTTTACTGTATTTACGGATAGACATGCAAACCTAACTCCGATTCAACAGCATTTTGATGAATATACAAATACGCATACTGAATTTTTCTATTGGCATCCATCGTGTACAAAAATGCTTGCTAAACAGGCACACATCATAAAAAAATGGTTATCTGACACTCCTAATATGCGTCCATTATGGACTCCTAATTCTAGAGCAGAATGGTTTAAAAATAATAGAATACATCAAAAGATTTTAAAGAATGTGATATATTCCTCCACATGGGATCCTTCTTGGTTTCAAGTAGAAAAAGATACTAAATTTTGGTACGGTGAAATTGATGAATGGTGGCACAAATATTACAGCAATACACGAGAGTATGCAATTTGGAAAGAAGGTATCAAGTATATGGAAAAGTATGCTAGTAAATTTTTAACAGAAAACAACGGAGTAAAGGACGGAATGGGAATACATTTCAAGTGGTACTTTGTTGACAACATGCCAATAGAGATCAATACTTGACATTTTTCTCTGATTTGTGTATAATTTATGTGTACTTAACTGTTTTGGAGTTACCGTAATGTCAATGCACCTTGAAGGCCCGTGGCTCAGTACAACTGGCAAACAAAAAGGTAAGAAGAAGTTTCGCTCGGCTGAACATGCCAAACAATCACGTGAACTTGACAGCAACTGGGCAGAATTGCAAAAGCGCTGGGGAGTTGAGCAACAAGAGCGACAACGTAAAAATGGATTAGATCGTCCAGAATATGTGGCACCCAAACTACAGTTTAGGGGCAGTGAACTATTAAACAAGCCATCTCTTAACACAGGTGCGGGTGTTGCTGTCAAGAAAGATTCGCCTACTTATACAGGATCCAAAGTTAAAGGTATTGGTACAATGCACAAGTCAAATGCCGTGCCAATTTTTTCAGACGAAGAAGCAGTTGACATTTCCACTATGCGGAGAGGATAATGGAATTTGAAAAAGAACAGGTTATGCGTCGTTTATCAAATGACGGCGAGTTTGAAATGATTACTGTTACTCCGGAACACGGTGATAGTGAAACATTTCGATTTTGGGTTAAACAACTGCTATGGACAAACGTTGTTCTAATTGAATTTGAAAAGGTAGACGGAACCACCAGAATTATTGAATGCACCTTAACTGAGAAATTTGGCGCTAAACACGCACCTACAGAAAAAGAAATCTCCAAAAATAATGATATAGTGTTAGAACAAAAAGAGCTGCCAAAAAAGAAAAGCGACAATGCCTGTGCAGTTTGGGACATTAAAAAATCTGCCTGGCGAAGTTTTCGTTGGGACAAGATTAGAAAGATTGATTACAAAGTTGATTGACAAACAATTCGTTTGAAACTATACTATATTTGTTTTAACACACTCACACAGAGGCTATTATGAAAAAGCTACTTGCAATTTTACCCGTAGTTACTGTATTGGCAGGTTGTTCAGGAATGACTGAATTGCGCACCGTCGACAACAAACATCAAGAAGTACCGTCTTGGTATCTTGACTATGCCGACACTACACAAGAATCTAACACATGGTACAAGCCTTGGGAGAAAACCGGCTATGTTTATGCTGTTGCCGAAGATGTAAGTCCGTCGATGGAAATGGCAGTACGCAAAGCAACACTCAAAGCCAAAGCAAAATTGGCTGACAGAGTCAAGGGCGAGTTAACCAATCGTACCATTGTCAAATACGAAGAGTCTAGCAATTCGCAAATGCCCGTTGGACGTAGTCAGGCACAAGATACCTATGTTAATGTAATTGGTGAGTTTGTACTACAGTCATATGGAGTGGCAAAGAAAGAAGTTCTATATGATCGCAAGCGCCGTAACTATCGTGCATTTATCATGGTGCAGTTGACTCAAGAACAGTTAGAGTACCTTTTAGTTGAAGGTGAAACACAACGACAGATTAGAAATACTCCTCGGCCCGCTCAAAGTCTTGATCAAACTGCTGACAATCTCATTCAATCAGTGAGGCAATGATGAAACAGTTATTGGCAATAGTTCCGGTATTGTTTTTATTCGGGTGCAGTAATAGTACCGCACAGAATATGAATGAACAATACTGTGACATGGTGTCAGAAACACTGGTAGTTAAAAATCAACACGGTGTTCTGGAAGAAGTCACTGTCGAACATATGAAATGTGATGACAACCCTATTCGTAGGCTGTTTCAAGTTCAAAGTGGCATGGCACCAAACTGTGGTGAATTTACTTATTGGATGCAAATTGGAGGACGTGATGTTCAACGCAAAGGTGTCAGTTGTCAAAAGCCTGATGGTAGTTGGGAAATTGTCAATACTGGTCGCAACTAGTACAGCATTTGCTGACTCAATCCCTAACCCCAGGTTCTTTGAATATTCAGGCGGTAATTTTGTCAACCGTTTGGCTGCTGTGAGTTTTGGTTGGTTTCGTAAACTCGATAACGATCAAAATGATGCATACACGCAGTCAATTAGTCATGCTGTCATGTATGCTGAAAACGGAGAAAGAGTTGATTGGTATCGTGGTGATGCCAGTGGTTATGCAATGCCCGTTATGACTTGGCCAAATGGCAGTGGATACTGTCGCCGAATTCATACTGAAATTATTGCATTCAACATGGTTAAAAATCTCAGTCAGACTGCTTGTTTTTCAAATGCAGATAATCGTTGGCGATGGATTAACGAATAAATATGTCTATGAAAGTCTTTTTAGTTGATAAGTTCATCGCCTGGTTAACACTGCTAAGTGGTCTATGCATTAGTTTTGTGGCCATTTACTATTCTGTTGCAGGTCTCGTAGCAATATTTGCCGCAGCCGCAATTCCTATCATTATTATGGGAGTGGTTTTAGAATCTAGTAAACTGGTTGCCACTCTTTGGTTAAAATGGAACTGGAACACCGCCCCGCGACTGATTAAAACATATCTTTGTATCGCTGTGGCAGTCTTGATGTTTATAACATCGATGGGTATCTTTGGATTCTTATCAAAAGCGCATATTGATCAAACAGCATCAAGCATTGACAGTGTTGCCCGTGTAGAGCAGATTAACAAAGAAATCACAAGACAGAATTCTTTAATTGAACGATCAGAACAGAGACTAGCGCGAATTGAAACTAATGGTGTTGGTACAGATGCCAATATACAAAGGCAAATTGATGCAGAACAGGATCGTATTGACAGTGCCTACCAACGCATACAACCTGCTATAGATGAACAGCAACGCATTATTGACAGCAAGATAAAACTGTTTCAGGATGAACTTGACAGAGTAGATCAAGAGTTGGCAATACTGCAAAGTTATATTGACGACAACGATATCAGAAAAGCACAGGCTATGGTAGGAACAAGAGTAGACGGACAATACGGTCCTGCTACTGCCGCTGCCTTTCAACGTTGGCAAGCCTCCAAGGCACAAGAACGAAATGCTATCATTGCCAAAATAGAATCTGCCAATACCAATCCCACAGTTAGAGAAGCAAGAGACGAAATACAAAGATTGCGTCAGATTGCCGAAACACAGATAGCAGACTCGAACACGTTAATCAACAGATTACGCAGTCAATTAGGACAAGCAGATCCTGCAGAAATTGAACGACAACTAAACGAACAACGCACAATCATAACCACTGCCACAGCAGAAGTCGACAGCCTCGTCAGTCAAAAGTATGAACTTGAAGCAGAGACTAGGAAACTCGAAGCAGAGGTAGGACCTATTAAATTTATTGCTGATTTTATCTATGGTGAACGTGCTGATAAGAATACGCTAGAAGAAGCAGTGCGTTGGATGATTGTCATAATAGTCATTGTATTTGATCCTCTTGCCATTGCATTGTTGTTAGCAAGTCAACACAGTTTCCAATGGTTTAGACAAACAAAGAAGGAACAAGAAGAGGATTCAAACGTAGAAGCACTGTTACCCAACGTTGACAAGGATCAAGACACAAGGCCGGCAGACGAAAGCGATAAATCTGATGACACTATGTCATTTAAACATTTGCCCTACTTAAAATCTTTTAAATCTTCCACAACGCTTAAACCTGTATCGGGAATGACTCCTGTTGTAGAAAACCTTGATGAGGATGAGGATCATGCTGTTCTCGAAAATGCACACCCTAGTGAAAAGAAAGCCATGCAACAGTGGAAGGCAGAAAATCCCAACGACAGCCTTAAGCATCAGAGAAGACTGTTTCGTGAAGGTGCAATCTCTGTTCTTCCTTGGGAACAGTATCTTGAAGTAGACACTGCTGCCGAAGAGGCACTACGCTGGGCTCAAGAGCAAGTTGAAGAAGCCAAAAAAAAAGAAATGATTTCGTGGATGGAACGGGAAGGGAATCAACAAATCAAGAAGAGTCAAGAGCAGTAGGTTATGTGCAAAATGCTGAACAAAATAGTGTCACTACTTTGTGGAAACGACTTAAAGATATCAAATGATTAAATGGAATTTATTACCGACTAACATAGTTATAAGATTTGCTCCATTGGCTGGAGGAAAATTTCTTTCTTCGATGCTAACCTACTACAAGAAGTTTCAGTATTGTTTACCGTTAACAGCAATGCAAGAAGATTTAGAAGATTATGATTTAGAATCCTTTTCTCATTATCTAAAAATGAGATCTGTTCCGGAGAAAGAATTTAGAGAACACTGGCCGGTATTTGAATCTCAAGATAGAAAATTTTGGGGATTTAACTTAGGAATGCTGTTAAAACGTGAACAGTATCGTCATCTGTATTGTCAAGAAATTTCAATAAATGATACGTACAAGTTAATACCGAAGAATACATTAAATTTTCTTATTAGAAAAAATTGTATTCACCTTACTCATGAAAGTTCTTATCGAGAATTACGATCGTTAATGCCTAATTGTAAGATAGTCACAGTAATAGAAGCAGATGAATTACAAACAGTATCAATGAAATTTAAAAAACACCATGAACATAGTACTAGACGGTTAGATATCATCGATGAAAAAAATTGCTATACATTTAGTATGAAGAACATTTTTAATAAAAAACTATTTTTTAGTGATTTATCGGACTTTGCTTTTAAGTTATCTGGCAATTGTGAATATGACAGCAGAATACACGAGTATTACGACAAGTATATAGAGATTCATGAAAATGACTGACCAAGTATTAATTGTCACTGATCCAGACGATACTTTGCTTGACGGCTACAGAATTTTGCTAGTAGATCTTACACTCGAACAAAGCCAACTGGTCTCTTTAAGTTTGTTAAATACATCGCTGAATAATAGAGTCATTCTGTATTCATGGAACAGTGGCAATGCAATAGATTGGTTTTTAGATAAGAAATCAAAATGTGACATGATATTATTCAATGCTGACAGTTACAACGATTTAGTAGTAGGTTATTTGTCAGCACAGGTAAACAGTTATTATTTTGGTGAATTGAAATTACTAGCAGGTGCTAATAATTCAAGAATATATGCGCAAGAAGATTGCGAAAAACTTTTAGGAAATAAGATAGCAAACAATGAAAAAATTTAACAAGACATTTGACGGAAGAACTGTTACAATAAAAGAGTACGAAAACATCAATCAAGCCCTGCGTAGATTTAAACGCAAGGTAGAAGAAAGTGGAGTACTTGAGGTAGCAAAAGAAAAAGAAAGTTATACCAAGCCAACACTTGCTAGAAAAAAAGCCAAAGCATCAGCCAAGGCGCGTTGGCGCAAAAAACTCCGTAGTGAAGAATTACCTAAAAAACTTTTCTAAAGGTGAACCGTGAGAATCGACGAAGATACTAAATTAGATTTTCGAGATGTATTAATAAGACCAAAACGCAGTACACTATCTAGTAGACGAGAAGTAAATCTAGAAAGAACCTACAAGTTCAAGCACAGTGAAAAAATCTGGAGAGGAATTCCTGTAATGGCCGCTAACATGGACGGCGTGGGAACTTTCTCTATGGCAGACGAATTGCAAAAACACAAACTGTTTACCTGTTTGGTTAAAAGTTATTCATTTAACGACTGGAAAGAAAATCACACACTTGTCGATAACAAATTCTATGCTGTCAGTACAGGAACCAGTAAAGAAGATTTCAATAAACTTAAATTAATTGTAACAGCAGTCAACCCTCAATTTATTTGTATTGATGTTGCCAACGGATACTCAGAATCATTTGGAAATTTCGTTGCTACAGTACGCAAAGAGTTTCCGGAACAGACTATCATTGCCGGCAATGTTGTTACTGCTGATATGACACAAGAACTGATATTAAGAGGAGCAGACATTGTCAAAGTCGGAATTGGACCGGGATCGGTATGTACAACTAGGGTACAAACTGGGGTGGGCTACCCACAACTTTCTGCGATCATTGAGTGCGCTGATGCGGCACATGGGCTCGGTGCCCATATTATTGCTGATGGGGGCTGTTCTTGCCCAGGCGATGTGGCTAAGGCATTTGGAGCAGGCGCTGATTTCGTTATGCTTGGTGGGATGTTAGCAGGAACTGACGAAGGTGGCGGTGATATCATTACTCGCTTATTCGAAACAGAAGAACTTCAGGCTCGTCCAAGAATTCTTGAAGATGGACAGAAAGAATGGACCTGGACTGGTAGAAAAGTCGAAGAACGCAAGTTTGTAGAATTCTATGGTATGAGCAGTGATACGGCAATGACCAAGCATCAAGGCGGAGTTGCAGAGTATCGTTCTTCAGAAGGTCGTACAGTGACCGTTCCGTACAAAGGACCAGTCAGATCAACCGTATTGGATCTGCTCGGCGGGTTACGTAGTTCGATGACCTACGTCGGAGCCAAAACGTTAAAAGATTTTTCAAAATGTGTAACTTTTGTTCGAGTTAATCGACAGATAAACGATGTGTTTCTAAAATAATTGACATCAACCTTTAATTAAGTTATAATAACTGTATGAAAACACACATAATGATTGACCTTGAAACACTCGACGTCAAACCCACAGCATCAATATTAACCATCGGCGCTGTAAAATTTGATCCCCGTGGCAATGATATCGAACATCCAGATTGTGATAAATTCTATGTCAAGGTAGATTTGGACAGTTGTGATCGTCTCGGACTCACTGTCAACGAAGACACAGTTGCATGGTGGGCGCAACAGAGTGCTGAAGCACAGGAAGAAGCATTTAGCGAACATGGGCGCATAGCCATTGAAGATGCCATTCAGCAACTTTACAAATTCTGTTGGGGTGCAAAATGCGTTTGGAGTCACGGTGCAGGATTTGACGTTATTATACTCGAACATGTGTTTAATCGTGTAGGACGTGCTGTGCCTTGGAAATTTTGGCAAGTACGCGATACTCGCACAATGTTTGATCTTGGCATTGATCCCAATCGTCCTCCTGTCCTCAAGCACCACGCATTAGAAGATGCTTGGAATCAAGCAGTAGGCGTACAGAATGTTATTCGCACCATGCGAGATAAAAACATAAACCCATTTGTCTCTGAAAGATAAATAAAAATTGTAAAATGTACCATTAAGTGGGCAGTTTACAGAGCATAGCGCTCACCAGATCTTACTTTATAAGGAGATAGAACATGTCTAAGATCATCGGTATTGACCTCGGCACCACAAACTCATGTGTGGCAATCGTCGAGAATGGTAAATCCAAAGTAATTGAAAATGCAGAAGGCGCACGTACTACACCTAGTATCGTTGCCTATGCAAACGAAGAAATTCTAGTCGGTGCAAGCGCCAAACGTCAAGCAGTTACAAATCCAAAAAATACAATCTATGCAGCCAAGCGACTAATTGGACGAAAGTTTAAAGAACAGGCTGTACAGAAAGACATCGGCTTAATGCCGTACGAGATCATTGAGGCCGAAAGCGGGGATGCATGGATCAATGTCAACAATCAAAAACTAGCGCCGCCACAGATTTCAGCAGAAGTCCTACGCAAAATGAAAAAGACTGCTGAAGACTATCTAGGACATGAAGTAACACAGGCTGTTATCACAGTACCTGCTTATTTCAACGACAGTCAGCGACAGGCAACTAAAGACGCAGGTAAGATTGCTGGATTAGAAGTGTTACGCATTATCAACGAACCAACCGCGGCTGCATTGGCTTACGGTGTTGATAAAGAAGTCAAAGGGGATCGCAAGGTTGCTGTTTATGACCTAGGTGGCGGAACATTTGATGTTAGCATTATTGAAATCGCCAACGTTGACGGAGACAAGCAAATCGAAGTTCTTTCCACTAACGGTGACACATTCTTAGGCGGCGAAGATTTTGATCAACGCATTATGGATCATTTAGTTGATGAATTCAAGAAAGAGCAGGGTGTTGATTTGTCCAATGATGTATTGGCACTGCAACGTCTAAAAGAAGCAGCAGAAAAAGCTAAAATTGAATTGTCTAGCTCTACTCAAACCGAAGTCAACTTGCCTTATATCACTGCTGATGCCAGTGGTCCGAAACATTTAAGTGTCAAGATTACTCGTGCTAAGTTTGAAAGTCTCGTTGATGAATTAATTCAACGTAGTTTAGAACCTTGCCTCACCGCACTTAAAGACGCTGGAGTAAAAGCAGCAGACATCAATGAAGTTATTCTTGTTGGTGGACAAACACGTATGCCTAAAGTACAGCAAGCAGTTGAGAAATTATTTAGCAAGGCGCCTCGCAAGGATGTCAATCCAGATGAAGCAGTTGCCTCCGGTGCTGCTGTTCAGGGTGACGTGCTAGGTGGAGATCGTAAAGATGTATTGCTCTTAGATGTCACACCCTTGAGTCTAGGCATTGAAACACTAGGCGGCGTAATGACCAAATTAATTCAAAAGAACACTACTATTCCTACCAAAGCCAGTCAAGTATTTTCCACAGCAGAAGACAACCAAAGTGCTGTTACAATCGTAGTAGCACAGGGTGAGCGCGAACTAATTCAACATAATAAGATTTTAGGTAATTTTAATCTTGAAGGTATTGCACCTGCACGTAGAGGAATGCCGCAGATTGAAGTAACGTTTGATATTGATGCTAACGGTATTTTACACGTCAGTGCCAAAGATAACAGTACCGGAAAAGAAAACAAAATTACTATCAAAGCCAATGGTGGTTTGAGTGATGAAGATGTCGAACGCATGATTCAAGAAGCAGAAGAAAATGCAGAGGCAGATAAAAAGGCTCGAACTTTAATCGAATCAAGAAATTCTGCTGAAGCACAACTTCACGAAATTCGTAAAGATCTGGAAGAATATCGTTCAGAACTATCCGAAACTGAAATCAGCGACATTGAAACAGCTATCAAAAATGTAGAAGATGCAGTGGCTAGCGATGATTCAGAAGAAATTAATTCACAGTTGGAAAAGGTTTATCCGGCGATGAAATCTCTACTAGATAAAAAACTAGCAAAAGAGGCTCAAGCACAGGCTGCCGGTTCCGAATCAACAAGTTCAGATGATAATATAGTTGATGCAGAATTTACAGAGGAAAAGAGTTAAATTATAAATATCAGTGTCTGGTGCACCTAATGGGCATCAGCACTGTAGGGCATAGTGCCCTGATTGTTCTTACTTTATAAAGGAGACTATTATGAACAATTCATTACAAAGACTAGACGCTATTAACAAGGCTCTTATTGGGTTTGATTCTATGTTCAATACACTCGAACGTAGATATGCAAATTCACCGCAGACCAATTATCCTCCTTACAATGTTGCAAGGATTGATGATAATAATTACAACATTGAAATGGCTGTTACTGGTTTCGAAAAATCGGAAATCGAAGTTTCAGTAGAAGCCAATGAACTTACTATTCGAGGAGAACGTGTCTCGGATGAACAACAAATTGAGTATCTTCATCGAGGACTTGCGTTAAGAAACTTTGAAAGATCGTTCACGTTAGCAGAACACATGAAAATCATAAAAGCAGAAATCAAGAATGGTATCTTACTGATTCAAATAGAAAGAGAAGTGCCAGAAGAACTCAAACCACGTGTTATTGACATTGTGGAAATTAAGTAATATAATAGTAGGGGAGTCAAGCTCCCCTACTTACAATGGAGATATTATGTCAACAGAAGTAAAAATCGACGAAACAGTAACTACAAGTCTTCAACCGCCGAAGGTATGGAAAGTGATTTTTCTGAATGATAATCAAACTCCAATGGAATTTGTTATTGAATTGCTGACAACTATTTTTAGACACACTGCAGAATCAGCAAAAGATTTAACACTAGAAGTACACAATCAAGGAGCTGCTGTAGTTGGTTCATATACTCACGAGATTGCAGAACAAAAAGGACTAGAAGCAACTCAGTCAGCAAGAAGTAACGGTTTTCCTTTGAAAATCACAATCGAACCGGACAGCCAATGAGTCTACGAGAAATTACTAAAGATCTGCATCATGAAGCAGAGACCACACAATTTGCAAAAACACTACTCGGTGGCAACATTACCAAAGAGCAGTATGCCAACTATCTTTATCAAATGTTGGCTATCTACGATCCGATAGAGTTTTATTGTCAGCGTCAAGGATTTTTTGATTGTATGTCTGAATTGCCTAGGATCGGAGCAATCTATCGAGACTTTCAAGAGATTGAAGATAGAAATCACCATTACGAACTATTACCATCAACATTCAACTATCACATGTATCTGATAAGCCTAGGCAACGATAAAACCAGAAAGCATTTGATTAAGGCTCACTTGTATGTTCGCCACATGGGTGATTTATTCGGCGGACAAATCATTAAAAAACAAGTACCACATACCAGTCATGCTTTTTATGATTTTGAAAATGCAGAGGATCTCAAAGTTAAAATACGTGAAGAACTAGACGACACGCTAGGTGCTGAAGCCCGAACTGCTTTCATCTGGGCTATTAAAATCATGAAGGAACTGGGCGGTGAGTAAAGTTTGGTACGAGTTAGAAAACATCCAAAAGCGGCTTGAGGCCGCTTTTTATGCCACTGGGAGTATTATTCAAGAACCCGGTATGGAGAGATTTAATCAGCCAGGATGGGTCAATAAGGTTTGGCAGAGTCGCGATTATCGTCGTGCTCATATCGATGTCGTTGATGCCCGTGAAACACGAGGTCTGTGGATGATGCACTGTTGCGTATTTCCTCATTTGGATAATCCTGCTCCTATATTTGGGTTTGATGTAATTGCAGGTAAAAATAAAATGACCGGATGTTTTATTGATTTTAGTCCCAGTTCTGATCGAGAACACGTCATGCTTGATTACTTTGCTGACGAAGTTGCTCGTTATGAGTGGAATAAACCTAGACAACTTCCGGATTGGGCGCAGCGTATATTCAGTGGAAATATGATAGCAGCCGGCAATGTTAGCAACGAAGATGAAGTCAGTCAAATCTCTAGTTTAGTATCTATATTGATTAACTACTATTTAGAGACTCTCAGTGCAACTGCCGAATCTGCTGATGTAGAAGCAGTAAAAGCAGCACAGAATTTCTATGCAGAGAATCAAAAGCAGAACCCGCACACACCTAAAGTTATGACTAGTCTAGGATTAAACGAAGATGATGTCCGTGCATTTGTACAGGATTGTTTGTTCCCGGAGATTAGATAAATAATACACTATGAGAGCATATCAATTTTTAACTGAAGATCTGGCAGATGATTTAATGAATGAATTATCGTCAATTGGTTATACCGATTTTAAAAAAGAAAGTAGTAAAACACTGTCTTTATTTGTTCCTGGTCCACAGAGAAGAGCAGCAATTCAAAAAATATTAACAAATATTCCTGATGCAATACACGACCCTAACGCTGGAAGTAGCAGTGTCGGTGCAATCAAGTACAAAGGCGGAACAATTAAAATTAGACCCTCCGGAAAATCAGGAGAAGACAGTGCAGGACTTAGGAATGAAAAACATTTAATTGATACAATCAATTCAAAAATCCAAGAATTAGGACCAATTGACATTTCGTTTGTCGGTGATAATAAAAAAACTGTTAGAGTTGAAAATGTTACAGAAGCAGTTGGTGTAGGAAAAGAAGTTTCCGGTAGAAAAAAAAGCGATGTAAATTTAATATCAAACGAGAAGATTTTACCATTAAGCATTAAGAAAAAAACAGCCGAGTACTGGGAAAGTGCTGATTCTCTGTTTGGTGAGAAAGCAGATGTGCTGGTTGAAAAACTCGATAAACAAGGAAAAATAAGTTTAGATACGATTGGTTTGAAAAGACCAAGCGACAATACTCCAAAAGTTAGAATTAGTCCCGAAGTAGCAATCAAAGCAACTCCTGAAGAAACTGCGGATGTTGTATTTGGTTCGGATATTTTGGAAGGCGAAGGAGCGGTAGTCAAAGAAGATTTCAGAGATGAGACATATGAAATTTCCGGAAATCATATGAAAGTTACATGTGATTTAGTAATAAAAGAACCAAATGATATTCCCCCTTCGATGCAAGTTTATTTTCATATTAGAAATGATAAAACTCGAAATAGACCAGGTAGAAAATATCCCGGTTTGCGAGTATTAGCATCATACGCTAGAAGAGTAAAAAACGCATTGATTGTTGATCGATCAGATATTTAATATACTTGACAAAAAGTAATTTCTACTGTATAATTACAGTATGAAAATTAAAATCGTATCAGACCTCCACCTTGAATTCAGCGACCTTCATCTTGACAACAATCAAGGTGCTGATGTCCTAATCTTGTCTGGTGATATCTGTGTTGCCCAAGACCTCCACGATCATCCAGAATACACCAACACCAGTGATCAGCGAGCCATTGCTGATGGTACTGGTTTAGGTAAGAGACAGTTGGCAGCACAGCGTTATAGAGATTTTCTCAAACGTTGCAGTTTTCAATTCCCCCATGTTATCTACATTGCAGGCAATCACGAATTCTATAATGGCAAGTTCTATGCTGGTATTGATTACCTACGAGAAGAGTGTGACAAGTTCCCTAACATCTATTTTCTTGAGGACGATACCAAAGTAATTGACGATGTGGTGTTTCTTGGTGCCACACTTTGGACAGACATGAACCGGGGTGATCCTATTACACAAATGGTAGCAAAGGAATCTATGAATGATTTCCGTGTTATTCGAAATGACAAAAACGGCTACAGTAAATTGCGTCCCAGTGATGTAATGAATCGACATGTTAAAAGTAAACAGTATTTTCAACTGGTGCTCGACAATCACAAGAATGATCGTTGTGTTGTAGTGGGACATCATAGTCCCAGTTATCAAAGTGTTCACGCTATGTATGCCAGTGATTTACATCTTAATGGTGCTTACCATAGCGAACTAAGTGAATTCATTTTGGATCGTCCACAGATTCGACTTTGGACTCACGGACATACTCATCATGCGTTTGACTATATGATTGGTGATACTCGAGTTGTGTGCAATCCAAGAGGTTACCAATCGCCCGGCTACAGTGAAGAAACTGGTTGGGATCCTGACAAAATTATAGAGGTATAATGAACCAGCAGCGTTTCATCGAAGAATTACGTGGAATCCGCCGAGTGGTTATCAACAACTGCCATGGCGGATTTGGTCTAAGCGAAGAAGCCTTTGATAGATATAGGCAACTGGCAGGAGTTGACGATGATGATTTTTGTTACTATGATATTGCAAGGGATGATCCTTACTTGATCAAATTAATCAATGAAATGGGCGACGGTGTACACAGTCCTTACAGTCGGTTAAAGATAGTAGAAATACCTGCAGATGTAGATTGGGTCATCGAAGAATACGATGGTTTAGAATGGGTCGCTGAACGACACAGGACATGGAAATGAAAATAGAAATACAGGATCCTGACCGAGCCAGAGACTGTGTTCAATGGTTGATGAAAAATATTGGCCCAGCAATTCAAGGAACATCAGGTACTGTTATTCGCGGTGAAGGATGGACTGCTTATGTGCAGTTCATGGATAACGAATCTAAGCCCGTTGTTAAAATAGAATTAAATCAGCATGTTGATGAACAAGACATTACAATGTTTATGTTGAGGTGGGCATAATGAAAATGATAAAATTAGATCGCAGACACAACTTGTATCGCAACGGATATCAATATGCTTTCCTATTCACAGAATACGGACAAGACGTGCCCAACAGTTACGAAGTTGAGCGTTACGTCCGCAACGCGGAAGGGTTGGAGTGGTACGACCACACGTTCTATGGGAAACAAAAGAAAGGGCAAACTCGCACACCTTTCTATGTAGGATTCCGTAACGAATCTACTGCAACAATTGTAAGGCTGAAATTAGCATGAAACAGGAATTTCCAGAAATAACACACGGTGAAGTTACTTCTATCGAACGAGAGTGGCACCGTGTGTTTGCAGTAATTCCTCGGCAAACGATTTCGGGGAATCGAGTGTGGTTGAAATGGGTTTATCGTCAGGAAGTATGGGTCTATTCTGGATTTGCGGAAGAACCAGAATATCGTTATGCTGAACTATTTGATTTGATGAAATGATTAGAAATAAAACTATCGTACATCATTGGCGATACGAAGACGGTGAAACCTGTCCTAATCCCGGTAGTTGGTTTCCGTCAACACCTCCACCTCGTGGATGGTACTGCTGGGCATACCCTGATGACAACAATGAGTTTTCCGACTGGATGGAGAAGAATTGTCCAACTACAGATATCGCCCTGCGGTTTAACAGCGGTGATCCCATGTTCACAGTGTATATCAGTGACGACAAAGAAGCCATACTTTTTCAGTTGAAATGGTTATGACATGTTTGAGGAAAACTAGTGATTGATATTTGTATTACAGACGACGGCATGACTTACAAGCAGGCTGAAGAACATTTTGTCAAACTGGATGCTTGGGCACGTGAAAATTGTGCCAGTTATGTAGGGCATCATGTGCAAGACGTCACAGATTTTTCGCTTATGCATGATCTGATTGCTCAATTTAGATTTTCAGAAGAACGTGATGTAGCGTGGTTTAAATTAAAATGGTCTTGACACAGAGATACATAATAAGAGAATACGACTACGATAAAATAGTCAAAAAAAATTACAACAGTTCTTTCTTTTATGTCGATGGAAGAGCGTTTTCTAATTTGACTTTTGAACCGCTGGATCGAAAAATCATGGAAAGAGAAGCCGTCATGTTTTCTCTCAAATATTCTCGATTGAAAAATCCTTTCATATACGATGAACACCCTATTTGGATTGTCTATAACATGAGACACTTGCTATATGAACAACGTTATAGAACTTGGCATTCAAGTGTCGACGGCAACGGCGCAATTTGGATACAGAGTAGAGCAGGTAATCCCCGAACTCGTTTGGGCTTGTTAACCTGTCATGAAGGTGTTAAACTATACTAATGACGATATCATTTAATCATAAGATAGACGAAATGTTGGAAAAAGCCGGAGGTAAGTTATATCTGGCTACGTTAGATCGTCCTGCATTAGAAAGATTTGTTCGTGCTATTTTAGTAGACATTGAAATAGATCTCAGAGAATGGCGTGATGCCAAAGATGAGCAAATGAAAAACGACAAGTACTGGGATGGTTATGAGCAAGGAATGGTTGATGCTATCGTAGCAGTGCGCACATGGGGACAAATTGATGACCAATAAACTGCGCGGCGAAGATTTTGATCGTATAATTATTGACGAGATGTTGACGAAGAGAAAACTCATCTGGATACCTGCTGAAGAACCGTTGACATTAGCGGCCAGGGCAGAGGTTAATGCGTGGGATGTTGGTGTCTATGACGATGATTTAACTCCAGTTCATCTATGGTGTCATGAAAACAACTGTGGTCGTCGTGTCAGTTTTGATCATTTTAGTTTTCGCACAGAAGCCGAAATGACCATGTTTCTTTTAAGGTGGGCGCAATGATAGACTACTGTGATATGATGCTTATGCCCTGCGGCGGCATTGCCTACTACGATGAAGCCAGTGGTATTAGTTATCGTTGCAAACAATGTGGTACTGTTGTAGGCAGTATTAGCCAACCACAAGCGTGTAAAGATCAAGAAGAAAAATGGCGATTACAAAAACTGCTGGGTGGAGAGGGTTGGGATTATTTTAAGGACTTAGAAGAATGGCACTAACCAAACCGTTTGATCAAGGATACTTTGGTAAAAAACCCGATAAAGAAACTTTGCGATATAACATTGTTGACGGTCGAGTAGAAGAATGTCGTAGAGTCACCGTTTGTGAATTTAATATCGGCGATGTAGAAGATCCAGATTTATGGGCTGCTGAACCATTACATAAATGGGAGAACAGCGAAGCAGGTGCTTGGGTAATGGCCAATGCTGCAGAAACACCAGAATGGCATAGATGTTTGGTTTCGGGAAGTTACAGCTACAGATACATCATAACTGCTAAATTTTCAGGGGTGAAATTAACAGAATGGTTATTGAGATATGGTCACAGCAAGTCTACCATTTAACTATCCAAAGGAAGCAGGACTGACAGAGGATGAACGGTTAATTGCCCTGTTGAAAACTTGGAATCCAGTATCTACCCAAGACGACGACAATTATAATGACAAATTGGTTTGGTGTTTGGAACATTGTGAAGGCAAGTTTAGAGACATACGCTATTTTGATAGTAGAGTTTGGTATTTTCAAAATGAAAAGGATGGCGCAATGTTTGCTCTAAAGTGGTGTTGACTGTATAATTAACTATGCACTTAATTAAGGAACTCGCATGAAGATTGGATTCTCACTGGGACGCTGTGTTCGCGACGTTGTCAACGGTCTGGTAAAAACCGATGAAATTGCTTGGATCATTGCCAGCACCTACATCAACGATGTTGAACAGTTAGAGGTCGTTATCAGACATTACATGGCAGAGCGCGGATATCTTTTGGGACTAGACGAAACAGAATGTCAGCGAGTAGCGGCGGAACTGTTCAACAGCGGTCGTGTGCTACAGCCCAGAATGCAGGGTGTTGCTCGTATTATGGTTCCAGAAGATTCCGTCTGGGCGGATCTATTTCCCACAGTGAACAGCGACAACTCTAATGTAAAAACTGCCTGGGACAACTATCGATTCATGCTACACATGGTAGAGCAGTTGCCCGAGGACGTAGAGATACATTGGAGATAAGTATATGTATACACCGGAGCAGAATGCCTTGAAGCAGGTTGACGTATTTAACGCTGATGACAGAATCGACATAAAGTTGTTGGAAAATTCTGTCTTTTTCCTTACAGGAGAAATTGAAGAGCAGACGATAGCAGACTGTATTCGGTGGATTACCTACGAAAATCTTTCACAGACTGATAACAAACTGCTGACATTATACGTCAACTCTTATGGTGGAGATTTGTATCAAGCATTTGCTCTCATTGACATGATGCGTAACAGTCGCCATCCTATTAGAACAATTGGTATTGGTGCTGTGATGAGCGCGGCATTTTTGATTTTTGCCAGCGGAACACAGGGCGAAAGAATTGTTGCAAAAAACACTGGAATCATGTGTCATCAATACAGTGACGAAGTTGAAGGAAAACATCACGATCTCAAGGCATCACTAAAAGAAGGTGAAAACTGTAATCGCAAGATGTTGGAAATACTGACAAATGCTACGGGGTTGACAACTGCGCGAGTTCGTGCTAGACTACTTAAAGAAACTGATGTTTACCTAACAGTACAAGAAGCCGTCGATCTCGGCGTTGCTGATCATATTCTATAAGGAATTATCATGGGAAACTGTAGCAAATGTGGATTGCCCTCTGGCAGACTAGTAATGTGTCCTACTTGCACACAGAACGAAATGTTGCAGAGAAAATTTGACAGAGAGGAGTACGGCACTGAGACTCCGTTATTCTGGGGACTCATTGAATTGGTCAAAGTGGCATTTGTTGTTACTTTCGGCGCCATTTACTGGATAGTTTCTCCTCCAGATAGTGACTGTAATAGAATATGGTTCTACATAAAGTGGGTAATTAAATTGACATTTATCATTTCAGTTGCATTGTATATTATTGGAGTCACTGTCGGAGCCTCGCAATGAAAGTAGTCAGCATCAACGAAAGGCAATCACACAAACACAAAGAAGAATTGTTAGAAGTAATTGACTATATCAAGACTGCAATTGAGAACGACGAAATTATGGAGTTTGTAGCGGCATCTGTAAGTCCTGACGGTGAAACTCAGATACACGCCTGCGTGATGGATGTTCCCGGTGGCGTAGGTTTATTTGAGATTGGTAAACATTTACTAATTACTTCAGAGATTTAATGGAAATAGTCAGTTTAGTTATTTCCGGAAGTTTGGGTATATTGCTAGGGATAGTCATAGGATTATTGCCGGGTTTAGGTGCAGCATCTCTAATGCTGATCATATATCCTTTTTTGTATCACCTGAGTTTAGAATCTCTCTTTGTTTTCTACCTAGCATTGATCAATAGCACTCAATACTATGGCAGTGTCAGTGCAATTACATTTGGTCTAGTAGGAGAGATATCTAGTTTACCAGCAGTAAAAACAGGTAATAGGCTGTTTCATTTAGGTCTAGGCAATCAGGCTCTACAGGCTACTGCAACTGCTTCCTTTATAGCTTCAATTTTTTCGTTAATTTGCTTGATAATTATTTCAGTTTCTATATCCGAAAATATTTCGATTGTTTTTAACGGAGAATTGTTAATATATCTACTGTTTTTTTCGTCTGTTATAATTATCTTTTCGAGCAAGAATAAAATATTTTCTTTAATATTTTTAGCAATGGGGTTAGTTGTAAGTCAAGTAGGTTATAATGATTTACATAACGTTAGATTTTTAACTTTTGGAATAGATTCGCTAGACGGCGGAATACCAATATTTCCGATAATTTGCGGATTATTGATTATTCCTTTAATTTTAGAAAACTGGTCATCTAAAGCAGCAACATCATTATCATCAAAGGTTTCTTTGGCATCTAGATTAAAATCGATATACAATATAAAGTATTTTCCTAGCATTGCTCGAGGTTCTGTTGTGGGATTCATCACTGGACTTATACCTGGTAGTAGTTATACCATCAGTAGTAATATTGCAGATTCTATTGAGAAAAAGTTTTTTTCTAAAACAGATACAAATACATCCTTGTTCAAAAGATTAGTATCAGCAGAAGCGGCGAATAACAGCGGTTCTGTTAGTGTCTTAATTCCTTTATTACTACTGGCCCTTCCTATTGTTGTAAGCGAAGCAGTTTTCTTAAGTGTTGCACAATCAAAAGGTTTCGGAAATACCGTAAATGTAGAATTTCTATTAAACAACCTCAGTTGGATTGTATCAACAATCTTAATTGTTAATTTTATAAATTGGATACTTTCTGGTATATTTTATAACGTTGTGTTAGATCTGTACCGTAATTTTAAAAATATATTATATCCGTTAATAATCTTTATTTCTATATCTATGCTGCTCTTTCAGGCTCTAGACCAAGAAAGAATTTTAATTTTTGTTATCACATTTATTGTTTCGCTAACTATTGGTATGATAATTAAGAGCACAGAATCAAAATTTGCATTTATATATGCATTCTTTATTTCGACTTTATTTTTAGATGAATTTTACAGGAATTTTTTAATATGAATAAAATACTACTTACACTTTGTTTATTGTTTTCTTTTCAGACGTTTGCAAATGATAAAATTACTTTCCTAGTTCCTTTTCCGCCGGGGGGAACTACAGATCAAACGCTGCAGGTAATTAAACCTTTGTTAGAGGAAAAAGGTCATAAAGTTGAGATAAAATTTTTAAAGTCATGTTCAGAAGCTTTGGCTATGCTCAATCGAGATGAAGAAAATGTTTTTTTAAATTTATTAAGTAGTAATTATGAACCTCATGACAACGACGCTCAGTGTAGAATGAATGCCGAGACTGATGGCATTGTTCTTTTTTCTAGTGTGAATGAAAATCCTTCTTATATATGTTCAAGCCCTAGTGTTGATGTTTCTGAAGATGACTTTTTTAATAAACCCGTAAGAATGGGATATGTGTCAGATTCACAGATTATTATATACCTTAACTATTTCTTAAACCACACAGCGTCAAAAACTAAAATCACTCTAGTTCCATATCGAGGGGGTGGCGAAATTGTAAAAGCAGCATTGGCTAAAGATATTGATATTTGGTTTGGAGGAAGCCCTCTGAGAAAATTAAAAGATCTTGATATAAAATGTTTTGGATCAACGTTAAAAAATAATCCTTATGATTTCCCCTTTATTGGTTATTTGACTGATCTTGATAACGATCTAATGCAATTCTCTTTTATGAATATTCTTTGGACTAAAGAAAATACTGTATCTGATTCTGTGAGGCAGAGCTTTCGTTCGGTATTTTCTTCTGAAAATTTTCTCAATTATCTATCCGCCTCAGGTGCTGTTCATACTGGTCTAGGAATAGCTGAAAATTCCAACGAACAATTTCTTGAACTTAAAAACCAAGCCGATACTTTTAAAAATTTAGAAAATGTTGTCCAAAAACAACAATAGTGATTGACAAGATATATAAATAAACATATAATTTAGTTTTATAGGAAAACAAATGCCAGTAACAACAGTACATCAATGTTCATATTATACAGCCAAACAGGCGGGTTCCTTGCCCACCTCATGGTGTATGATTAAGAACAGTATTGATCGTAAATCAGGCTTCGTGGGGTCCTTGGAGGACAGTGTATAGCAGTATAGATACACAGTAATTCAAAAGGACCCCAGGATCGAAAGACCTGGGGTTTTTTGTTTTCGGCAGTAAGTGTAGAGGCAACGCGAGCCTGTCCGCACTCTAAACATGGACTATAATGTGGGCGGCCTTGGTGATGATAAGTTTCCGGCGATAACGGAAATGCGTAAAACCCAAGCGTAGTAAAGCATATTGACACGAGCAGAGTCTCCATACCCCACAAAGGAATGCGTCAGTATGCTTTACTACACACTCTCTATTCACCTTCGACCGGTGTCTAAAACCATAGGGGAGAGTGTTTGAAATTATGGGTGCTGCCCCACACAGCGGTCTGTAAAACCGTTCCTGAAGGTGTGGAAGTCAAGGCACGTGGAGCGTTACCATCAGCACTCACCATCATGCCCGATTAGTGTAGTGGTCATCACACTGGACTGTCGATCCGGAAACAGGAGTTCAATTCTCCTATCGGGCGCCAATATCAATTGGGGTATAGTGTAATCCGGCAGCACAGCAGACTTTGACTCTGTTAGTTCAAGTTCGAATCTTGATACCCCTGCCAACAATGGTGTCTTTGGTGTAGCGGCAACACCCCTTCCTGTGACGAAGGTATCACCGGTTCGAACCCGGTAAGGCACCCCAATAATGTGGACGTGGCGGAATGGCTACGCAACGGTTTGCAAGTCCGTATCATGCAGGTTCGAATCCTGTCGTCCACTCCAAACAATGCGGGCATAGCTCAGTTGGTCAGAGCAGTGGTCTTTTAAACCATTGGTCGGGCGTTCGAATCGCCCTGCCCGCACCATAAATAGCAGTGTAGCATAGCGGCAAGTGCAACACCTTCATACGGTGAAGATCGCGAGTTCGAGTCTCGCCACTGCTACCAAACATGCGGACCTGTAACCATATTCCGCATCCGCTGTACACGAAAACAGGATGGGCTGTGTACACGAGGTTTGCTGGTTTCCTGACACACGAATAATCAGCACGATTTCTAGGGTGGGCAATCAGATTGGCGACTGAATCTGTCTTGAAAACAGCCGAGCGTTAATAGCGCCTTGGGAGTTCGACTCTCCCCCTACCCGCCAATTATTTTTATAAGTAAATGTATGAAGATAGCAATAACAGGTCATACATCTGGCTTAGGTCAGGCAATCTTCGATTATTTTTCTAAAGACCACGAAGTCATAGGTCTGTCGAGATCAACCGGCTACGATATTTCTACAGATCGAATCGTTGATGCTATTACTGAGTGTGACTTGTTTTTTAACAATGCACACTGTGATACCGCCCAAGGAAAATTACTGATGAAATTGTACGATAAGATTCCTATTGTAACTTCTGGATCTATGGGAGCAGATTATTTACATTTAAAAAACAAATATTATCAAGATAAAAAAATAATTGAGATTATTCATAAAAAACTTTCTAAAAAAAGAACACATCCGTTATTACTGTTAAAAATGGGATATCTCGAAAACTATCAAACTAGAAGACATATTTCTTATGCAGAGGTAATTAAGTCAGTAGAGTTTTGGTTGAATAATCCCAACGTAACCATGATTGAATTTGATAATATTATTTGATAATTTGTTTCGGATCATCGCTGCTGATCATGTCTTTGAATAAATCGACAACATCATTCCAGTTCAAATGAATGATGTTCGATCTAAGAGAAACACAGTATCTATCTTGAAAACTAGTTGCTCTATGAACCTTGGTAGTATTGACAAGGTACGCTCCGGGAGTAAGAAAATATTTAAGTCTGGGCAGTTTAGTTGGTGTACACCTGTAAGTAGAATAACCTTGACTATCTTGATAAAATTGCACGTTTTCTTTTTCAAAATCTTCTAGTTCCCAGAACTCCATTAATCCTACGCCTTTATAGATCCAATTAATTGCCCATGTGGTATTAGTCATGTCCATTAAATCTGTATGGGTAGGACTCGAGTCGCCAGATTTTCTATAAAATATGAGAACTGTGTCCCAGTTTATTTGTTTTATTGATTGATATTCAGGTTTGAAGATTTTTTTTGGATTAACACCTGCGTAATGAGTTACATTATTTCTTTTGAAATATTTTTCATCAACACCTTCGAGTATGCATTCAGAAAGTTGAGGCAGATTTAAAGAGTAAATCATTTGTTCCATTTGTAATATTTATTAATGTTAAATAATTGATGATTGATAAAGATGCTTTTTCAAATGGACAAATTGATAGTAAACTTTGGCTCTGTCGAGAATTAGAAAAATTAAAGTGGAAATCAAAGTTAACACATGTATACGGCGGTTGGCACGGACTGCTGGCATTTTTATTATTAAGTAGAGAACAATTTTCTGTAGAAAAAATTGAAAGTTTTGATGTTGACCCTACTTGTGAATCTGTCGCAGATATGATTAATAATAATTGGGTTTTCAAAGAATGGCAATTTAAAGCTCATACTGCTGATTGTGACCTTATTGATAAAACGCAACCAGATCTCATAATCAACACCAGTAGTGAACATTTTGATAGTATGATGTGGTTTGATAACATTCCCAAAGGAAAGCGGATTATCGTCCAAGGCAACGACATGCCGCACGATGATCATGTTATTCATAGTGATTCTTTACAAAAGTTCATCGATACATATCCTTTATCAGAATCAATTTACACTGGAGAAATGAACTTTAACTATCCCGATTGGTCCTTTACACGTTACATGATTATAGGATATAAATAACAGCATGGACGACTTAAAAAGAATCCGACAATTGGCTGCATTGTCTGAATCACAATCGAAACCTACTTTTGTGATTGACATTGAAGAAGCCACTGTGAAAAATTCTCTGTACAGAAATGTAATCTACACCGGACCCCACTTACAATTAGTGTTGATGAGTCTGAAACCAGGTGAAGATATCGGAGAAGAAGTTCACGAAACCGGTGATCAATTTATTCGTATTGAATCAGGACGTGCTGAATTTGTGCTAGACGGTGACAGTAAAACGGCAGGAGATGGCGCAGCAGTAGTCATACCTCAAGGCATGCGTCATAATATTATCAATGTCGGTAATGATCAACTAAAATTATATGTGTTATATTCTCCTCCAGAGCATCCAGAAGCTACACAGCAAGAAAACAAAGAGTAAATTATTTTTTCCAAATAGTAATTGCTATTCTTTTTCCTGTTATACCGGTAACTTCGTGAGGAAGAAAAACTCTTAATCTGTGCCAGCAAAATGTATCAATGCATATACTTTCTATTTTTTTAGATTTTTTTAAATCTACATAAAAGTTAGTCGTTACATGATCTCCGCCTGGTTCAATAATATAATTATAGACAACAGTTCTTTTATAGTCTTTATGCACTCCTTGACTATCTAAAATAGTTTGCACACCACAGTGAAACGGTTCGTCAAAAAAAGACGATACAAATTTTTTTATTGACGGCCGACAATCGAGCAATTTGTATTTTTCAAAAGGTAGTTCAACAAGGGGTATATTGTCATCAACAGAAAGATATACATCTTGTATTAGAGCGTCGGGCAATTTTGGAAAATCTGCATATGAAAATGCTATCATCAGATATTTATAAAACACAATTGACAATATTTAAAATTTTTGTTATAATTGTTATATAAGGAGAATATTATGAAGTCGATGACTTTTGAAAGCAAACTCAATCGTGAACGATTTGAATGTGACAATATCCGTGATGTCGAATTAATCGACGGAATAGAATATCTTAAAGTTCGTAAGCCAAGCACAACAAGACAGCTTCTTATTCGTAAAGATATTTTGATTAAAGTCAAAGACTCTGGAATAAAAGAGATTTAAAAATTTTTTGTTTCGATGATATTATCATAAATATTTCTACTTTAAATATAAACACAGGAAAAAATATGAAAAAAATACTACCAGCATTATTATTATCTGTTGGAATTGCATCATCTGCGGCAGCAGAACAGACAACATGCGGTGTTGTTATTAATTTTCCACCGGGCGGTACAAGTGATAGCTATGCTAGGTTATTACAAAAAACCAATCCGGAATGGAATGTCGAGTACCAAATCGGTTCCTTTGCTGCAAAAGCAATTACATTTTTAGGAAAAAACAACAGTTATGTATATTTTGGATCTCCGGTTATGTTTGGAGAAAATAACCCAGATAAGAATCCACCTGTTGAGCTGTATCGAATTTTAATCGGTGCACCGATCTTAACAATCACTAATAAAGATTTAACATTAGAAGACTTTGAATCAACACCGTTAAACATAGGAGTTCCTAGCTTCGGTACTGCACATCACATGATTGCATTACAATTAAAAGAGAAAAATCCAAATATCGAAATTGTTTCAACCGGCGGAGATAAGAAAGCACTGCCGATGATTTCAAATGGCGATTTGGATGTTTATCTTGTCAGTAAGCCCGCAGGTCTAAAGTTTCTGAAAGATTTTGATTCATTTAATAATCTAGCAGAATTTAAGTTTGGTGAGCCAACAAAGGTTAACGACCTAGTTATTGAAAGCCAAGGTTTCAATGGCCTGTTTATACATAAAGATGCTTCGGCCGAACAACGGGCATTTATTAAAGAATGTGTAGATAAATCCGTTGCACAGTCGGCCTGGGTCGATACCCTAGTTGAGAAAGGAGTTGATCCTATTGACGTTACCGGAGAAGAAAAAAATCAAGCATTAGAGAAATATGTCGATAGTCTCAAAAAATACGGTCTATAATACATATTATGATATCTGATAAACAAATTGCAGATAGAGTTGCGTTAGATATCAATAGCGGATACTGGAAAGTACATGATAAATTTTTCTTTAGTAAAGCAGATTGTTTATCATACGCTTCCAGTGTTCGTACCAACGACGTAACCTTTCATTTTTTTGATGAGTTTTATAATTCATTAAATTGGGACTTAGAACCACTTGAAAGTTTAGATGAATTATATAGAAAAAGAGCCGAACAGTTAAGGAACCAGTATGACTACATCATAGTAGCCTATAGTGGCGGTGCTGATAGTTCTACAGTAATCGATTCTTTCTTAAATAACGGCATACATTTAGATGAGATTGTAACATCTTACCCTATTAAAGCTATAGATAAATTAAAGCATTTATTTGACCCGTTAGATAGGTCTCCGAAAAATCTAATGTTTGAATATACCGAGGCCGTGAAACCAAAATTACAGTATATTAATGAAAAATTTCCTAAGACAAAGGTTACAGTCCTTGATCACACCGAATCGGCAATTGAACTGATTAATTCAAACAATCTTCATATGTTGCCTATTTCTGGATTTGGTGCTGCACCTAGTCTAGCAGGACATTATTTGATCGGCCAACGGGTAAGGGAAATATCGGAAAAGCACAAAAAGGTTTGCTTTCTTATTGGTATTGACAAACCCAGAGTAGGTTACAATATAAAATCTAATAAATTTGGAATATTTTTCGATGACGTTAGTACATGCTGGGGACATCATACTGATGTTTCGTTAGCAGGATATCAACCAACGACTGAATATTTTTTCTACAGTCTAGATATGCCTTCTATTTTAATTAAGCAATCTCACAGCATCGTTAATAGAGTCAAACCTATCATTAACGAGATTGAAAATTTTTCGTTAAATGAAATAAATGATCTATATTTTAAAAAAGGAGATAACTTAATTTTCAAAGTACATCACAATTTTTTCAAGAAAATCATTTACCCGAATTGGGATGTTAATGTTTTTCAAGCAGGCAAACCGTCTAGTTTCTTTTTTCAAGAATCAGCATATTGGTTTACAAATAGCAGTTTAACTGACAAAAGAACTAAACAATATCATCTAGGTCAGGTTTTAGAAAGTTGTGACGACATTAACGATAACTTTATAGTTAAATCTAAAGACGGAATACCATTAAAATTTGTCGATATGACTACTAGGCCAATTCCAGTATGTTCGTGAAACTAAATCTTCCTGGACCATCAGACCGCATAAAAGATGCAATTTATAGAATTGCAGATAGTTCATCGTATGAATTAGAATTAAAAAAAACACACGATAAAGTTCAAAATTATACAGTAAATTCTGTTTCAAGAAAATTTGTAGAAGATGATTCAGAGTTTAATCAATTAGTAAAAGACGAATATTCTAAATATTTCAACGAAACTATTCATCCTGCAGTAGGTATAGTAACAAATTTAAAATCAAGCGAAGTTTCTTGCTGGCCGCCTCATTCAGATAGGGTAAGAATATTTGCATTAAATTTTTACCTAGATGAAGGAGGAGAGCACGTTGAAACCGTTATGTATAACACGCACGATAACTACATCGCAGGACCCGGCACTGGTAAGATTTATAATTATAATGATCTTGAAATTGATAAAATTTATCACTTAAAAATAAACCAATGGTACGGTCTAAATGTTAGACAAGTTCACAGTATAGAAAACATAGAAAGCAGAAGAATTATTTTTACAATTAGTTTTCATGATTTTACTTTCTTTGATTTTATAGAAAAATATAAAAATCTTCTAATTGCAGAAGAAACATACATTAAAAAATAGTTTATTCTACGTAAACTATAATAATTACAATATAAATATTTCAAAATATGAATAACAATTTAATTAGTGGACTATTTTTATCAGCTATTGGTTTAATTTTTTTAATATACTCAACCGAATATGAGCTTGGTAGTTTGAGAAATATCGGACCCGGATGGTTTCCGTTAATTATAAGCTCTATGTTATTTGTATTCGGATTTATTATCGCACTATCTTCTATTAGGTCGCCTCAACAGACTTCGTTTGATTTTAAATCTTTAGCAATTGTATCTATTGGAATTTTTCTTTTTTCGCTAACCATCGAGTCAGTTGGATTATTAGTATCCGTGTTAGGAATAGTTGTTGTTTTTTCTTTCCTATTAAAAGTGTCTTGTATTGAAAAAATATTGTTAACTTTAGGAATCACAGGATTTACATTTATTCTTTTTTCCTTTGTTCTAGAAATTTCGATAAAACTTTGGTGATTACGTGGAATCAATAAATTACTTAATCCTGGGTTTTGAAAATATACTAACGGTCGAACTTTTATTTTATTGTTTTCTAGGAGTATTTCTAGGAACATTCATCGGAGTTTTACCGGGCATAGGTCCTCTTACCGCTACAACGTTGTTGCTACCTGTAACCTTCCATATAGATCCAACCTCATCTATTATCATGTTGGCGGGGATTTATTACGGATCTGAATATGGAGGATCGGTATCGTCAATTATCTTAAATCTTCCCGGAACAATAGGTAATGCTGTGACCTGTATTGACGGTTATCAGATGACAAAAAATGGCCGAGCTGGCGTTGCACTTTTTATAACAGCACTGTCTTCGTTAATAGGCGGACTTTTTGGCATATTATCGTTAATGATTTTAGCGCCTGTGATAGCAAAAATTGGTTTAATGTTTGGTCCAGCAGAATATTTTTTCTTGATGATCCTGGGACTAATTGCGGCATCAACACTTGCTGTGCATTCCCCTATTAAGGGATTTTCGATGGTATTGCTAGGACTGCTGTTAGGTACAATAGGCACCGACGAAGTATCTGGAATCCCAAGATTTCATTTTGGGTTACTCGAACTAGTTGACGGAGTAGGTTTAGTTATCCTTGCTATTGGACTATTTGGTCTTGCTGAAATTGTTAACAACATTTCGCAGTTTAATATTGATGATCAACAAATAAAAAAAATAAACTTTAGATCAATGATCCCTTCTAAGGATGATTTTAATAAATCATTTTGGCCAGCACTTAGAGGGTCGACTATTGGAACTTTTTTTGGATCCTTGCCTGGAACAGGCGCAGCAATAGCGGCGTTTGTTGCATATTCGTTAGAAAAAAGAGTTAACAAGGAACCTAAAAAATTTGGTAAGGGTGCAATAGAAGGAGTAGTATCGCCTGAAGCAGCCAACAACGCGGCAGCACAGAGTGCATTTATACCGACGCTAACACTGGGAATTCCAGGAAGTGCCACAATGGCGATAATCCTAGGAGCATTATTAATACATGGGATACAACCCGGTCCGACATTTATTGTAGAACAATCAACATTGTTTTGGTCTTTAATTGCTAGTTTTTTAATCGGTAATGTCATTTTAGTAATTTTAAATATCCCCCTAATCGGAGTTTGGGTATCTATTTTAAAGATTTCTAAAAGATTCCTATACCCTACTATTGTGACTTTGATGATTCTAGGGATATATAGTGTTAACAACAGTGTGTTTGACATCTATTTGTTAACAGCGTTTGGAGCAGTTGGATATTTTTTACTAAGAGCTAAGTTTGAATTTTCGCCTTTATTACTAGGATATGTACTAGGCCCATTAATGGAAGAAAATTTAAGAAGAGCTCTAATTATAGCAAGGGGCGATGTAATGATGATTGTTGAAAGACCAATATCACTAACGATACTATTAGTTTCTGTATCACTGATTGTGTTTTCTATCGTTAGCACATTCAAAAGTAAATGAAAAATATAAAAATTATTTTTAGTTCGTCTATTGCGACTGATAGTTTTTATCTTTCTCCTATAAATTGGTTTTTAAAATTATATCATGAAAATTTTGGAAAATCTAAAAATCAATATTTTTGGACATTACCCGACATTATTTTTGATAATAATGATTTAAAGCAAGTTAAATTGCTTGGTAAAATACAAGAAGAAAAAGTAGACGTATTAGCATTCAGTATGTACGCATGGAACAGAAAAGCAGTGTTAAGTTTATGCAAACGTATAAAAAAGATTAATCCAGATATAATTTTAGTTGTAGGTGGTCCGGACGTTGATAGTCATAAGAATCAAAATTTTGTCAAGGTTCATCCTTACATTGATTATACAATTTACGGAGACGGCGAAGTCGCATTTAGTCGAATACTCGATAAGATAAATGGGGACGAGTCGACTTTAATTAATGTTGTTGACAGTGCAGGGCACGTTTATCCACATGAAGTTTTTCTTGATAAAACTGCCTTGAAAAAAAGCCCTTACATCGAATTCAAAGATGAGTACATTGACTTTGCTGTAAACTTGCAAAAAAAGATAAAAAATCTAAGAGATGACATGTATATTGTTCCTGTTTGGGAAACAACTAAAGGATGCCCTTATGCCTGTTCTTTTTGTGATTGGAGTTCTGGATTACACAACAAAGTAAGAATATGGGGGATCAACGAAGATACTATTCCTAATTGGAAAAAAGAAATACAGTTGTTTTTTGAATTATACAAACTGTTAGATATTAAAAATTTTAGTATATATTGGACGAATCCAAACATCGGTCTTGCGAAACAGGACGAAGAAATAGTAGACTATTGGGGAGGGTTAAAAGAAAAAATAGGAAGCGGACCTATGATACAGAATCCTCAATTATCAAAGCTCAAAAAAGATGTAACATATAGAATTTTAGATAAAATGATCGTCTCTAAAATAACAAGGGATTTTAAATTTGATGTTCAAGATTTGAACGAAGAAGTATTGCAAAATATCAACAGGCCGGAAATACCGTGGAATGAACACAGAGAATACATTCTAGACTTGAAAAAGAAACATAAACTACTTGACGATATCTATATTCGAGAGAGAAACAAATATGTTAACAGACTAACATTTATGTGGGGATTACCGGGACAAACATTAGATCATTTGAGATTTAACATAATTGAAGCAGGAAAAATTAGATGTTATGGACATAATCTTCCGTTTGAATTATTGCCCAACAGCCCTGCATTTAACGATGAGTATATTAAAAAATTTAAAATCAAGTATGACTCAATTGAAATCTTAGAACACGGAAAATTATTTAAATCTAAAATTAAATCATCCTTCCATATCGATAAAGCCGTAGTAGAAAATTATAGCCTCAGTCGTTATGATTACTTTAAGGGCATTGTACTTTATAATATTTACGGAGTTTTTTATACTGATTACTTTGAACCAATTTTTGGATTAGAATATAAAATATTTGACAATGCATATAAAATCGAAAGTGTTATTCGAGAGAGTTATAAAGTGTTCTTAGAAACAGGAATGATTGGACTAGTTGATAACGACAAAGGGTTAACATCTATTTCAAAGTACTTTTATAAAAATAAAAGAAAAATGTATGATATCTTTGAATTCTCTTCAAAAGAGGTTGCGAGATAAGTAAACAGACAGTATAATAGTTAAATAGGTTAGAAACTGTTCTTTAACAATAGAATTTTTATGCGGGTGTGGCGAAATTGGTAACCGCACTTGGTTTAGGTCCAAGCGCCGCAAGGCTTAGGGGTTCGAGTCCCTTCACCCGCACCATATTGAATCACACTTGAAAACCCGTCAAGGACCAACGCTATGATGCTGAGACATATAGGCCGGGATGAAAAAGTTTGGTATTAGTGTGATTCAATATGGTATTATAGTAAAGCACATTACTCGGCGGAAACTTTGACTCAGTGTGGGAACTGAATGAGCTTCCTAACTGAGAGACGTAATACTTCCTAACCCACAGGTTGTCCTAGTGTGCTTTATTATAACAATGCAGGGTTCGTATAATGGTATTACCTCAGACTTCCAATCTGATGACGAGGGTTCGATTCCCTTACCCTGCTCCATTCTGCGGGCAACAGCGCACCCAAACACATTCCGGACTCTGTGTTGGTTGGGGAGTCTGTTGCACTTATTCTCCGATTCGCCTAGTCTGGTATGGCACTTCGTTTGGGACGAAGAATAACGGCAGTTCGAATCTGTCATCGGAGACCATTAGTTATACAATTTTTGAAAATGGCTGTGTTCACCAGCTTAGTGTCCAACTTGAATGAGGGGAGCGCCGGCAAATGTCCGCTACTTAGTAGCGGGATTAACCTCACTGTTGAGAGATACGACGAATCGTGGGAATGATCGCCCGAGCAATAAGCGTATCCAGAGTTAATCATACTCGGCAAACGACAACAGGGTTATTGTTGTCCATAAAGAAATTGTATAACTAATGGTAAAGCATCCTTAGCTCAGGGGTAGAGCAACGGCTTTACACGCCGTGGGTCCGCGGTTCGAAACCGTGAGGATGCACCAAAGTTTTAAGCACCTATCGTCTAATGGTTCGGACTCAGGATTTTCATTCCTGCAATCGGGGTTCGATTCCCCGTAGGTGTACCAAGGTAATGGTAGGTAGCACTGGCGTGCGGCGGAGACTTATAAACTCTGGAGACTGGCTAGATGGGCTGGAACGGGAGGGATCGTAACCCTCACCTACTACCAATGGAAACGTGGCTGAGTGGCCTAAGGCATCGGTTTGCTAAACCGTCGTATGCAGAAATGTGTACCGTGAGTTCGAATCTCACCGTTTCCGCCACAGTATTTTTATTTTGGAGATGACAATGTCAGATGGTGGTAAAGGTTCAAGTCCCAGACCTGTTAGTGTTGATAAAAAGACATTTGATAATAATTGGGATAAAATTTTTAATCGTAAGAAACAGACTGATCGTGAAAAGTTTGATCAAGCGATTATGAAAGATGAATATTATGATTTAGATGATAATCAAAAGGATTAGCCATGAAGATTTTACTTTCATTATTAATGACTGTACTAGCTGGATGCACATCGTTGCAGACGATCGACAGACCAGTGGCAAAGGATCAAGAAGTACCAGTTAGACTAATGCTTAAACAGCAAGAAAATCCCGCTCCTTCTATTCTCATATCACACGGTAGTGCGTGTGTAACACCAGGGGAATATGAATGGGCAGATCGAGTCCATAGCTGGGGTTACAATGCCGTGATTATCGACCACTGTTCAATTAGAAACGTTAGGCGACATACAGCTCAAGCATTGCCGAAAAACTTACAAAACCATGACAGGATAAATGATTACCTTGCAGTTAACTATTGGCTAAATGAACAACCCTGGCACAATGGAAAAACTGGCGTAATTGGGTTTAGTCGCGGCGGCGAGTCTGTTGTACACTTAGCAACCACAGATTACTATGTAAAGCATTTTGGATTTAATAAGGGCTTTAATGAATTTATTTCTGCAGCCGTAGCATTTTATCCAGGCTGCACATTACAATCATCACCACTTATAGACTCACCATTTCCCTTTCTCCTGATAAGTGGTATGAAAGATCAACTCACCCCTGTTGGATTTTGCGATGCATACCATCGCAGTATGCGTAATGAACCTTTGACTAATATCAAAGTTATTGTTTATGAGGACGCTGATCATGCGTTTGATCGCTCTGGTCCACGAATGAAAGTGAAGGGTAGAGTTGTTCGAGAATATGATCACCAATCGGCTGTAAAAAGCGTTGAAGAGACAAGATTATTCTTATCAACTAAGTTAAACTAAATTTTATTATATGTAAATCTCTTAAAAGGAAACATAATGTCAAAACTCAAAGCAGATCCAATGCGTACACATTCAGGTAAAGTTCGACTGGGACCCTTGAATGTGCGTCAACTTACTGACATGTTGAAATCAGCACAGCCGAAGAACCGTGTAAAAATTCAAAATCGTATTGACGCCTTAATAAATAAACACGGTCATAAGCCTTTAGAGGTTGACAATCAAGAAACTGTGTAGTATAATTAATACAGTTAGAAAGTTAAGAAGTAACATGCTGGAGTCGCATAGTGGCAATTGCAGTAGATTTGTAATCTACCGGGAAACCTTCGTGAGTTCGAGTCTCACCTCCAGCACCAAAGTTTATTCCGCACGGGCTGGCATGGTGAAGGCTCCCGGCTGTTAACCGGAGGACCCAATTGGGGCGAGGATCGTTACCTCGGTGCGGAGCCATTGAATTTTTATAGGTGCTAGCAGATTCCTTTGATATCTGCTCGAGAAGGTAAAAGGTAAGAGAGGATAGAGACGAATATATGGCTCAAGGCGAATTGACATCGCCTCCGTGCAGTGTGATCCGATATTAAAGAATTGTTATTTGTCAATCGGAAATATACTGCCTCTGTTGTTTGCACGTTGAACATTGTCAGTGAACAGAATCTACTACGGTAACCTGATTGCTTGTCTATTGTCCTTCTATTGCTCAACCTTTTACTGACTCGTTATACAAACACTCAAGGATTGACATGGCACGATATACATCACAGATAGCGGCAGAAAAAGTAGGTGGCCAGTTTAGGCTGGTGTTGGCTGCTGCTCAGAGAGCACGGCAGTTAGACAAGAACGAGATTTTATCAAGAAGAACCGGTGAGAGCATTGCTGTATCTGCTATTAGAGATATCGAAGAAGATCGATTTACTTGGAGTGAATACATTAAAAACTTTAAACCTGCACAGGTTGCTAACGACAGGGATAGGAGAAATCGTCGATGAACATTAGTTTACGCAAGGCCAATGCTATTCAAAATAGCATAAAAGAATTACTACACCACATTGAAATCCGAACAACTGTTGATATCAATGAGTTTGAAGACCCTGCGGAAGTGATTCAAACTGCTAATGATCGGTTGTTTGCCAATGACGCTCGCCGTCAGAAACTGCTACTGGCTTTTTACAACATCCGAGGACTGGTAGGCACAGCAAATGCATCTAGTGGCATTGATGTTGCATTAACTAAATCGGCATTTCTTGAAAAAAGAATTGTTCAACTTAATTCTATCGCTGACATACAACCAATAAAATCCTTAGATGTTATACACGGGCAAGTTGAAAAACTCAAAGTAGTTCCTGAGTCAACACGTGGTATTTTCAGTCGTGATAATACAGTAATGACCTCAGTTGTGTCACAGAGTCAGATTGATCAAGCCAGAAAAGAAATTCAAAATCTCAAGAAGCAGAAGCAGAAATTAAATGACGAGATTCTTGAATTAAATATTAAAACTGAAATACCGTTAAGCGAAGATGTTGTCAAGACTCTCACCGACGAAGATATATTATAAGAATACTGCTTGCTGGCTAAGGAGACTATCGTAGCACACTATAGAGTAGACAATCAAATATTTTACAATAAGTTTCAAGCATTCTACTATTCTATTTCCAATAGTAAAAAGTTAGAATTTGTTTTGTACGATGATGTATTTGATAATGTAAATTGGCATGAGCCGAGCGAGTCATGGGATTTTCTTCTCGATTTGCGAGCTCAGCAGATTGCTTCTAAAAATAAGCCAATAATTTTAAACTTCAGTGGAGGAACAGATTCTCTTACGGTGTATGAAGTTTTTAAAAGAAATAACATACCTTTAGAAGCAATACATATCAAAATTAAAAAAGATAAAATGTATGAGCCTGATCTAACTCAATTGATAGATTTCTTGAAATCTAATACTCCTGGTTGTAAAGTATTTGTTTCTGAAGACGATATAGATACTTTGAAAAAATTTTACGATTCGCCGGACTGGATATGGAAGAAATCTGCTAGGATAAATTTTTCCGTAGCACTTTCCGAAAGTGTTTCTATCGAAGAGAATAGTTACATTGACAATTCGATTACTGATGATTATGTATGGGTCACAGGGTCAGAAAAACCTAGGATAAAATTTATCAACGGCATTCCTTATTCATATCAAGAAGACACTTCATTTATTCAGGTTATTGGAAATTCTAGGTTTGAAAATTTTTTCATATCATCTAACATGCCAGAACTGCATATTAAACAAAGTTATATGCTTGCTAGATATATTTTATCATTGTCAAAAAAATATAAAATCAGTGTCAACAACTTAGATAATATTGAAACCTTGCAAAACTTAGATTATTTAGCATATGCTAGTATAGGGTGTGGACGATTTGCAGGCGATTTAGCCAACAGTCACGTACAAAAAAGATTAAACAGAAGTTCAAAACTTTATATACCGCAATTTAATAAATCCGACATCATTTATCAAGGTAGATCAAAAAACATTTTCGAAGAGGGTTCAAGACTAAACGAGTCGTATTTTGACAATTACATCGACGGGTTAATATCACTAAAGACCGATCCTGTAATGAGCAAAATATTTACAGATTTGGACAATTATTATTCTGTAAAGAATTTACAATCCAAGCATTATCAGTTACAATTAAGCATGTAGGTAAAAAAACAGGTTCTAAAGAATCCCGGGGTCCCTACCCGTTAGTATAGGGCGTTATTGAATTCACGATAAAGTCAGGGTGCATACGATCCAACCTCAAAACCCGCTTGACATGGGTGATAGAAAAATTCGTAGGTATGAACTGCGACATGACCATAAGCAAAAAGCAGTGGACGAGGAAACACTCCAAGTCAGGGCTAGTGGGGACACAGTAGCTGACACTATAAATTTTAAAGAGCAGATTGACGAGTTGAGTCTACCGCGGCAACGGACACTTGGCAAGTCGGTTTGCCGACCGAGGGGCACTATAACTTTCCCTTCAGTCTGCTCTTTAAAGTTAAATACAGATGCAGGATATTCTGACGCGGGATGGGGTAGTGGTTGCCCGTAGGTCTCATAAGCCTACTAGGCTGGTTCGATTCCAGCTCCCGCATCAGAGTGTCTTGTTAAGGAAACATAATGAAAAGCACAATCGTTGATAATAATGGATATCGCTATCTGGTGGAAATTAAAGAAATTGAATATCCTAAAGGATATAAGCATGTAAAATTTTCTACAGAATGGGATGATGCTCGACGTGATGGTAGCGAACAGAAAAAGTTTGAATTGTTTCTGTCTCCTACGCAACTAGCAAATCTAAAAGATTTATTATAATTTATCTGCCGTGTGAAGGCACGGGGCTGGAGGAATCCGTAAGTCCCCACCTATCTCTCGCTATAGTTCAACAGGATAGAACAGAGACCTCCTAAGTCCCAAATCCAGGTTCGAGTCCTGGTAGCGAGGCCACAATCTAAATATCATATGCAAAAAGTAATCGATCGAAACGACCTCGTAAAAAAATTTAATTTCAGCTCTATAATAACAGAGCAGGACAACAATGAAACCTGCAATGTAATACGTAAAATAATCGTAGAAGATGGAAACTATTTTGCCAACAGTCCAAAGTTTCAAACCAAAGAAAATATTTTTGCTCGTCCTGAACCCAATTGGTTAAAATATAGAATGAGTTTTTTGTTTTCTGTGTTTATGTATTTAGGTAGAGAAGCAAAAGTGTCAAATATGATGGCTTGGAGTTTCATGACAAATTTGCAAGGTGCCGAAGATAGAGAAAAATTGTGGCATCATCACTGGCATCCACAGAATCCCAACTCAAAGATGATGAGTGGAATTTTTTATCTGCATATTCCCAATGATGTCAAGGATAGAGATTATTGTGGAACTGAGATGGCTCCAAGAGGTTTAGAAAACGATGAACGATATTTTGTAACACCAAGTACCGGACACTGGACTGTTTATCCCAGTAATGTATTTCATCGTCCTGGCATTGTTCAGAGCGATCAATATAGATTTATTCTAGCAGTAGATGTTGAATATCAATAGGAGTTGTTATGAAAATTCTAGATGTTCGTTGGTTTACAGCAAATGGTTGTGTAGGCATAGTAAAAGTCTACGATGAATATGACGGTGAACGATATTATGTTGGCATAGCACAAGGCAGTGATCCAAATGCTGATGCAGAATATATAGCAAGTTGGGGAGCACTTTTTCCTAAGAGTGCCGGGGACAAGTTATTTAAATTTTAAAGGAGGCTATGATGCCATCAGTATGGTTAGTTAGCGATTCGCATTTCGGACATGCTGGAGTTTGTAGATTCTTACGCAACGACGGAGTGACTAAATTGCGCCCTTGGGATGATCCTCAGGAGATGGACGAGGCTATGATTGAACTGTGGAACGAGCGTGTTAAGCCAAACGATAAAGTATATCACTTGGGTGATGCAGTAATTAACCGCAAGGCATTGGCCACGCTTGCTCGTTTAAACGGCGACAAGGTGTTAATACGTGGAAATCACGATATCTTTCGCGATGATGAATACCGTCAGTACTTCAGAGAGTTACGTGCCTACCACGTGATGAACGGACTTATTTTAAGTCATATCCCAGTCCACGAAGCAAGCCTCGGTAGGTTTGGTTGTAATATACACGGACACTTACACGCCAATAGAGTTATGAAGGCGAGAGGTGTTGATGCTCGAACTGGTGAAATCTTATACAGCGATGAGATTGATCCGAGATACTGGTGTGCTTGTGTTGAACAAACAGACTTCGCTCCTATCCTTTTCGAAGATGTTTTAAAACGAATAGAAGAACAAGGTGGCATTGTGGGTTTCCGAAACGGAAACGGTAGTCAAAAGTCCGCTGATTAATAGGGTCCAGAAGGACCCTATTTTTTTGACTTTGAGATATATACATATATAAACGGGGTAGGATATGAAGAAATTAATTGCAGCATTCCTACTGTCATTTCCGCTAGTGGCATCGGCTAATATGATGGTAATAAAGAATCAACAGGGTGGAATTATTGCGCTATCTAAAGACGCTTGTCCGTTAGAAGAAAAGTTTGAAAAACCATTGTTTATTGCGGTAGCAACTACTGAAAATAACACAATTCCGGGCTGCTGGTATTTCGAAGATATGACTGTGCATATTTTTTGGTTTCAGGAAGAGAAACAACCTGTAAAATACGAATATCCTGCAATAGATTTTGAATTTGTGCCGTCAGAGAAAAAATAGCAGCAGTTAACATAAACCTGCATACTCTTTGCTCCATAAAGACATAAATACTACTATCATAAGTCTCGGAGTTAAAAATATGCCTTTACAAGTCAGACGCGGTCAAACAGCAGATAGATTATCGATAACACCGATTATCGGTGAATTAATCTATGACACAACAGAAAAAACACTGTACATCGGTGACGGAACAACACCTGGCGGAATAGCTGCAAGTTCTTTTACTTTTGAAGATGCCCAAGACGCGGCTGCAAGTCTATTAACTTCGGGAATACACAGTAATATTTCTTTCAGCTATAATGATACTGCGAATCGAATTGATGCTAGTTTAGACTTAAGCAGTTACAGTGGAATCATCGAATCAGATGGATTTAAAGGAAGCGTATTTGCAAACGACAGTTCATTATTGATTGACAGTGTGCTAGGTAGTTTTCAATTAGATGGCACAGTAAGGACCGACATCATTCCTTTTTCGTCAGAAACTTATGATTTAGGTAGTCCGACTAATAGATTTAGAGATTTATATCTTTCGGGATCGAGCTTGTGGATCGGCGATGCACAAGTTACTGCATCAAATACGTCTGTTAATTTGCCTATTGGTTCAACAATAGGCGGTGTTGAAATTACTGGAGTAGTTTCCGGTAGTAACTATAATATCAATATTATCGGCGATGATAGTTCTTTAATCGTTAATTCTTCTAATGGATCAATCACAGCACCTGGCGGGATTCTTGGCAATGTAACTGGTGATGTGTCTGGCTCGGTGTTTGGAAATAATTCTGCAATTATCATCGATGCAATCGACAACGAAATTCGCGGTGGGTTCGAAGGGAGTCTAGTAGGCGACTTTGACACTAACATTAATAGGATTGTCAGCGATGATACCATTTTTATGGCACCTGAGAATAAATTGTTTGTCGGTAGTGAGAGTTTGGCAAGAGACGGCAGCATACATATTTCTAGAAATAGTTATAACGGCGACATATCAACCGGTTCGAACGGATTTTATTTAGAGCAGCATCACAATAATTTTAGAGCTGATAGAGTTATTTTTGCTAAAACTCGAGGCTCATCGGCAAGTGTTCAACCTGTACAAAAAGACGATCAGTTAGGGGAATTGACTTGGCTTGGGTGGCCACAAAGTGATGATTCCTACACGATAGGTGCAGCAATTAGAATTATTGTGGACGAGGAACCAACCGGACCGTGGATGCCATCTTCTATAATGTTTAGAACCGCCAGCAATTCACAGAATAATAGAGGCGTAGTAAAAATTGATTCGCAAGGAAGATTATTGGCATCTGTTATTGCTCCTTATTCTGATAACTTAGAAATTAATGGTAATGTTATCGGAGATGTCACCGGCTCGATATTTATTGATGATTCAACTCGTATTATAGATGGAACAGACGGATCTATAACAGCACCGTCTTTTATACAATTCGGATCTCTAACTGCAACTGAAAGAAACACACTAGTCGCATCTAATGGTATGGTAATTTATAATACTACATATAATCGCTTTGAAGGCTATCAGAACGGCGCTTGGATCAATTTAGACGACGGAACCACCGCTGGCGCTTAAGCAGCAATAATCGATTTAAAAATTTCGAGAGCTTCTTCCCACGAATAGTTCTTTACAAATCTAATACTAAGGCTCCATCTATCCCTGTTATCTAAGTTTTTAATTTGATGCGGTATATCAGTTCTGACTAATGTTGGGTTTACTATCCTTGTAGAATCAATTAGTGACATTGTTTCTTTTGACGTATCTCTATTTCCTAAATGTCCGTAATGAATGCCGCTCAGTCGGTAAGGAAGGGATGTTTCTTCAACAGCCGGCCAAATTTCTTTTTCGGATGTGTTATACCATTCCATGATTGACTCGTTGCCGGTTAAATCCCAGTTAATGGCACAATGACATATTTCCCAACGATTATCCTTAATGACCACATCTGTATGCAGCGGGTTTGTGTAACCGGGAAGTTTTTGGAATATCACCGAACCTGAGATTTCGACACCTAGGTCGGTTAATTGATCTTTTAATTCTTCAGAAATATGTTCAGCATTGACGTAATCATATGTAGGACCAGTTAGAGATTTACATAAATGTAAAGGAAACACAAATGTATCCTTTAATGGATATTTTGTAAGGTTTAATTCTACATAATTATTATTCATTTCTAAATTCCTGAGGGAGTACATGATACGCAATGCACATACGAGCATCGAAGCTAATTGATGAAAATAACCAATCCCAAAATAATAAACTAATCGGTTTCTCGTTTTCCGGCACCGTCTCTTCGATTATTGTTAAGTATTGGGGGAAATTATCTTTAAAAAATTGCAAATATTCGTTTAGTTTGTTTTCAGGAATTACAGAATAAAAACTATAGTACTTCATTTTTTTAGATTCGTCGATCGCTTGTCTGACTAATTTAATATTCCACCTATCTGAAAATTCGATTTTCCATGAGGGTATCAAGACACTAAAGTCACAAGAAACATAATCACTGTTTTCTCTAAACATTTTTTTATATTTGTCAATCTTCATAAGGCAGTAATAAATTCACAAAATCATCAAAAGGTTTCTTCCATCTAGAAGTATAACTATAATACTTTTTAAGTAGTTTATCTTTATTAAGATATTCAGTCAACAAGGGAATTTTTTCTCCTCCATGATATTTTTCTCTTATATCAATATCGGGCCAATATTTTTTATAAATTAAATATTTTGTAGACCTAGTACTTTGTTTCCCTACTGGATTATTATTTACTAGGTTTTGCATTAACGGATCAAGAGCCATTGATAATACTATCTCTGGTGTGTATTGAAAAAAGTTTATGCCGCCTTTGATGTTTTTATTTACTGCGTAGCGCAACCACGAAAGAATATATTCATATTCGATATACATCCATGTATATTTTTCTTCACTCTGACCAAATCTCCAATCTTCGTTGATTTCTTTTGATGCATATAAATCTCCGTTGCCTAGAACAGGAATACCAGACATTTCAAAAAATACATCATGCATTAATTTCATAGTAGGTAACATTTCAGAATATGCGCATTTTGAAATTTCAGCCAATGTTAGTACTTCATTGGTTAACAACCATTTCTCAATATCTATATCAACATATATTGGATCGATATTCATTTGATTGCAAAGTTTTTCCACATATAATATTTCGTGACTATTAAGATCGTTACTGAATCTGTTTGTTATAACGTTAAAATCTCTTTTTGATTCTATAAATGATCTCACAACAACCTCACTGTCGAGACCGCCGCTTAGTAATATGTATGGTGTTTTGTTTTGACTGATAGCATAATCGCTTATTTTTTTACACACGTGTACACATTCTTTTTTAAAAGAACTTGGAATTTGAGAAGCTCTCGAGTAATAACAGTTAAATGCTGATTGAGAGTTAGATCTTAAATTGTAAAATTCATTATCATACCCGTAAATGAAATTTTCGTCTAAAGTTTTCATTTTTTAATAAATGGTAAAAATATCACACAAGGGTCAACCTCCCACCACTTGCCGCTAACTGATTTTCCGAAATCATAACTAGATGCTCGATAGTGATGATTATTGTGCCAACCGTTACCCCAGCAAAAATAACCCAAAAAAGAAACATTTCTAGAATTATCAGTTGTGTTAAAATTTCTATAACCGCTGTCTGAATGACATATTAGATTGATTACATTGACACTGTAAAAAGAAATTAGCGTAGGTATAATAACAGCCCAGAATAGAAAATTTAAACTAATAAAACCTGCAACAATCCATGTCGTATATATTATTGATTTATAATATTTTGCAGAAAATTTTAGAAGAGGATCTCTCATTAGATCAGTGATATATTTAAAATTAATGTTATTAACAGTGTCGTGATTCAACAGCCATCCAAGAAAAGAATTCCATTTTCCGTTTTTAGGACTATGAATATCTTTCTCGGTATCGCAGAACCTATGATGGTTCCCTCGATGTATTGCCGCCCACCAATACGGATGACCTTGACAAGATATAACGCTGGCAAAAATTACTAGCGGTTTTGCAATACTATTAAGATCGATCGTTTTATGAGAAGCCCATCGATGTAATCCAACTTCAACACCCAAGCCGCCTATAAACACATAACCCAGCAAAACATAAAAAATGCTTGTCCAGGTAAAGTTAGTCGTAGGAAGCAATGCAAAAAACAGTAAATGAAGGGGAAGGAGTATTGTAGCGACTATGCTTATGTTTTTTTTCATGACGGACTCAATAAAGTTAAATATTTATATGTCGACTTGTCACTTTACAAATTTTTATAATATCTCGTATAGTTCAGACCTTTGGCAAGACTGTCTAAAAGAAATTCGAGTCAGTTGTCAGGCAGATCACCTATATGAAAATTATTTAGATATACGTCCTGAAAATTATCTGTTTTTTAATGGAGTCATTTGTAAAGACAAAATTGTTGCATTTGGTGCTATAGAACACTCGCCAAGCAAATGGAGCAAATCAATCGCAAGAGTGTTAACTAGATTTTGGATTCATCCAGACTTTCGAGGCCATTCATTAACTAAATGGACTGAAAAGAAGATTAAAATGACTCCTCTAGTATTGAAACCTCAACTTGATTTTTTAAAAAATCATAATGATATTGAAGTGGCCATGATAACAAGGCAAGGAAAACATTATCGTTGGCTAAGGCAATTCTTGAAAATAACTAACTTAGTAGACAATTGTAAATTTCAAATAGTCGATGGTATATACAATGTATGCGAACCTATGGAGCAAGTACCAGAGTCTTGTAAGCAAAAAATTATGATATTACCTTTAAAAAATATTAATTGGAATTTGTATCAGGCATCACTTGATAACAAAGGCTTGCTAAAGAGACTAGCATGACCAAATTTTATGTAAAAGATTGCCCCGAGAAAAGCACGCTGTTTAATTGGATCAGTCAAGATCTAGATTTCGATTCTGCAAAGAAAGATGTTAAAAGGTCGTATGATACCGACGAGTTAATTGAGCTAACACATAACTATGATGTTGAAGAGATTAAAAAAATTACATTAGAATGCCTCGATACATATGGTTTTAAAGGTTGGCAAACTAATAGAGGAAATATTAGTGCCTACGGCGGGCTTAGTATAGTTTATAATCCAGACATCAAAGAATCGGTAGATCCAAATCAAAGTACACTAGGAACTGCAATTAATAATCTGAGCGAGTTTTTTTATGGAAGTATGGAAAAATTTAACAGTCCAAGGAATACATACTTTGACTCGTATGCTTTTAGAAAGTTATCGCCAGCTATCAAAGGAAGTAAACTAAAAGAGTTTATTGATGATTTTGACCTTTCGCCAACAAGGAGCAGAATAGCTCTACTTGACGGATCGTATCACAGCAAAGTCGGTGAAGAATTTTTATGGCATAAAGATGAAGAAATTTTTGAAAATTTAAGAATCAATATTCCGCTAACTACAGATCAATGTTTTCTATTCCAATTAGAAAATAGAGATCCTGTACATCTAGAAGTAGGAAAGTTTTACACATGGGATACTCATCTTCCTCATAGGGTATACATGAATAACACAACAGAAACTAAAAGAGTACATCTTGTATTGGGATTTATGCCCTGGATAGACTATATATCGGACGATGATGCTTTTGTTCCAAACAAATATTTCGGTAAAGTGCATCCGTTTGATATTCTTTTTAACAAATTTGCAAATAAAAAAATAGGATTGAAATGATTGATAAAAGTTTAGGATTTTACACCAGTGGAAATTTAGAATTTGATTCTAAAATTTCTGCTTGTATATATGCAACTCAGAATAATTTGGATGTTTCCTGGGAATTTCATAAAGACGTTTTCGACAACTATCCGTGGAGCATAGAACCTACTAAAACATTAGATGAGTTATACGATAAAAGAGCTAGAGAGTTAAGAGAAAAATATGATTATATCATGGTCAGTTACAGCGGCGGTGCTGACAGCCATAATTTAGTAATGGCATTTCTAAGACAAAATCTCTTCATTGACGAAATAGTTGTAAATCATCTACAAAAAGGGATGGAAAATTATAAGCCTCCATTGCCAGGAGATTTTTCAGCTGAAAATGCATTACAAACAGAATTTCTATTTCAGACTATGCCACGGTTAAAAGAAATTGAAAAAATGTCGCCGAAGACAAAAATAAGTATTTTTGATTTAACAGACTATCTGTTTGATTTCCTCAATACCGCCAACGACGGCAGTTGGATTTTAAATAAAAGAGAAAAATTAAATCCTATAAATATCACAAGATTTAATTATCTTTATTTTTCCGAAGTAAGAAAGCAGTTCGACAAGGACAAAAAAATAGCAGTAGTGATGGGGGTTGAAAAACCAAGACTAATTATTGATCCTAAAACTAACGACCTATGGATGAGATTCACAGATGCTGCTGCAAACATTGTTAGCGTTGTAGCAGACCATATGAAAGACTATCCTAATGCTTCAATCGAATATTTTTATTGGCATCCAGATTCTGCTGAAATGCTATGTAAGCAATGTCATGTCGTGAAACGATGGTTATTGACTTATCCAGAGAAAATAAATTACTGGACATTAGGACAAATCAACAAAGATATATATCGACTAATGCACGAAAGGGTATACAGAACATTGTTGTATACTACCTGGGATCAAAATTGGTTTCAAGCAGACAAAGCAGTGTTAGATTGGTATACTGAGTTCGATGACTGGTTTATCAATGGCTACGAAAATACTAAATTACACGCAATCTGGTTAGATGGATTGAATTATGTAACAAAAGAAGCTTCGAACTTTATTGTAGAATCAAAGGGAAAGCCCGACGGTTTAAGAATGCTAGGTCAAAATCATAAAATATGCAATCTCTACCTTTGATAAAATCTCTTGATTTTTGAATTTGATTGCAAATGACTTTTCAATTCATCTAAAGGCATAATAATTAAATTTTCTCTATATTGATGCCATTTTTTCTCTATTACCCAATCTATCTCTTCACAGCCTTGATATTTAGGAAAGTATTCTAATTCATCTTGCCAATATTTTGCATATAGAAAAGGTTTGATATAAAGATCATAATGATCTATGATCGGAATCTCTTTATCATTTGAGTACGTCAACCCGTTATTCTTGATGTTGCTATAAGCAAAAATAAATGATTTTATAATTTCGTCCTGTAAAATACTTAATAATATTCTAGATTTTCTTTCCCAATTTACGATAGGTGCATCTCGATTTAACATTAAAAATGCTCTTGTTCTCGAGTTAACAAACGAGTGTGCAGTTTGAAAAATATAAAACTTATTATCTTTGCAATAAAAATCAGGACCGTCTAGTCCTTGAATAAAAGTGTGGTCAGCGGGTAGCAGGCTTAAGAATTTCTTGTGTAATAATTGATATGGTGGAATTTTTGTTTTGTCAAATTCTAAAAGTAAATCGTTTTTGTATAAATCAGGATTTAACTCTTTGACAATTAGATCTAGATTGTATTTTGTTTTTAAAGTAAGTACTCGTTCGTATTCCACGTCATTGAATCCTGGAAGATGCATAAATGCAGCTTTTACAGGGATATTCTGAGCACAAAAACTATGAAGAACAACTTGTCCATCAAGGCCAGAACTTAAACTAACGATAATTTTTTTATTTTGATTTGCAAGTTCCAAGGCAAATTTTTCAGACTCTTTTCTTAAATTTTCAACATCCGGTCCGCAAGATGCGTAATCAATGCAAAACTGAGCATCATCAAAATAAAAATTAATATCGCAACAATCTGTCATTGTGTTAAATCGGTTATATTATTATTTTCATTATATTCTGATCGGTTGTTAACCATAGATGCTATGTACTCATCAGCACTAATTTTTTCTTTTACTTCAACCGATGCATGGGTAAGAGTAAAAACTAAAATGTGTTTGTCTTCAGATAACTCTTTTGTAATTACTAGATCATTAGTTCCTGTGTAATTATCGATCATGTATTGTGTATGATCGGGATACTCACGAGGAATAATTTCGTGAAACCACGGAGTTGTTATGTCTTCTCGAAAGAACATTTGCACTATTGTTAGATTATCCATTTTTGAACCTACTTAAAATATTAGTTTTGAAGAAATCAGATTAAACTTTCTACTCTGCATATTTATCTCAAGATTTTTCTATAGTAGATGTAATAGTTTTCCAATTTTTTTCTTTATTTTTTTGAAGTTGGGTTGCTTCCGGATAAGAAAGTTGACGAGTCTCTCCAAATGCATCTTGACAAATTTCTGTAACTTTTTCGTTAATTGCTTTATTAAGAATTTCATTTAATTCTTTTTTGACGATATCGTCTGTGTCAGAAGGTGCAAAGATAAAATAATCGTTGACAATTTCAGTTAATCCTAAAATGCCAAGAGATTCAAAAGTTTGATAATTTCCTTTATTTTGGTTTCCGGTTATTCCAACAATTTTGGTTTCGGCATCTAGTTTATCGACAGTTAATTTACCAACAAACTCAATGCTACCATCGATATGACCTCCTAACATGCTTGTTGTAGATTCTGGCGTGCTTTTAAATGGAACTAACCTCAATGAAAATTCTTCATTGTTGTTCATAAGAGAAATGGCAACTAGAGAAGTAACTGATCCTGGAATTATTCCTACTGTTATTTCTCCTGTATTACTGATTGATAAATCGATATTTTTAGATAGTAATCCAAGAGGCTGTCCAATACATATTGTAGAAATCATGCTAAATTCGTTTACATCGTGACTATTTTCATATAGTTCGGGACGAATAAAAAAACTACTAGTTGATGCTAATAATGAGAGATTGTTATCAGTCTGAGCAGCATTTGCAGCTATCGATCCGCCTGCTCCTTGTCGATTAGCAAAAATAAACTTATACTTGTCTTGATTTTCGTTTGCCGAAATCAAGAGTTCACGAATCATAACTGCCTGCGGGCTGGCAGCGGAAAAGGGCCAGTAGACGTTGACTGTTTCGGCTGCAATAGCAGTTGATGCTATGGCTGCTAGCAATAAACTCTGAATTATTTTTATCATTTTGTATCCTTTGTAAATGAGATATTTATAATAATTTTAAATGTGTAGATTTTAACTTGACAACGATTCTTTTATTTTGTATAATCTAGTTGTGACTGTGAGTGGAATAGGCAGACCTGCCGTTTTAATACTGGCGATGGGGAATAGTCGTAGACATATCCTTTGTAGGTTCGAATCCTACCAGTCACACATGTAAAAAATATAAGTAAATTTACACATTTAAAAGGAATGAAAATGTCAAATACAGTAGAACAATTAAAAGCAGATTTTGAAACTTTCTTGGCTGAAGATGCCAAATTTACAGCCGGCAACTCTGCTGCTGGTACTCGTGCCCGAAAAGCACTACAAGAAGTTGCCAAAGGTGTTAAAACTCGCCGCAATGAAATCACAGCAGAAAAAAACGCAAGAGCAGAGGCAAAGAAGGTTGCCTAATGTCTAACGACTACATAGACACAGATAAATATTCGATTACGCCGTCTACTATCACTATCGATAGTTCTTACAATTGGAATGACGTTAGCCTAACAATGCCTTCTTATGATCCTGCCGTTAAAATGAATACTGCAGGTATTAAAATCGAAGAGTCCGCTGATTTACAAATCGGAGATCGAAGCCTCAAAAAGTTTATGGCTCAGGTCGAAGAGCGCCTTAACATTCTTCATCCTAGTCCAGAACTTGAAGAACGCTGGAACGAATTAGCAGAATTGGGCAAACGCTACAGAGAATTAGAAGCAGAGATTCTCGAAAAAGAAAAAGTGTGGAAAATTCTCAAGGATGATAAATGATTGGTGCTGTATTTGCAGTAGATGACCGAGGGGGCCTTGGTAGAGATGGTACTATACCTTGGCCCTATAATAAAGAAGACATGCGCTGGTTTAAACATGCCACTACTAACAGTGTGGTAGTTATGGGTCGGCGTAGTTGGGAAAGTCCGGATATGATTAAACCGCTTCCTGGTAGAGTAAATGTTGTAATCACAAATAGTTTTATTGATCGAGAAGATGTTGATCAATTTAAAGGTGATGTTTGCGAAGGAATTTTAAAGTCATATGATAGATATCCTGATAAAAATTTATTTGTTATAGGCGGTGCTGATATTCTAGTGCAGGCTAAACCAATCTTAGATTGTGCATACGTGACACGGATATCTGGCGATTACATGTGTGACACACATATCGATTTACCAGAATTTTTGTCTGATTTTAAATTAACCAATACACAAGATTTAGGAACCTGCGTGGTAGAACTTTATGAAAGAATATAGTAATGCACTTGAACACATATTAGAAAACGGCACAGACAAACAGGATCGTACCGGTGTAGGTACTCGCAGTGTATTTGGTATGCAGTTGCGTTTCGATTTACAAAAAGGTTTTCCTGCTGTTACTACAAAAAAATTAGCATGGCGTGCTGTTGTCAGTGAGTTACTTTGGTTTTTAGAAGGCAACGGAGATGAGCGCAGGTTAGCAGAAATTTTACATGGGGCTAGAGACGCACGAACAGAAAAAGGCGTGTTAAAGCCTACTATTTGGACTGCTAATGCTGAAGCAGATTATTGGAAACCTAAAGCCAAATTTCAGGGCGACTTGGGTCGTGTTTATGGAGTGCAATGGCGCCGATGGCAGGACTATAAAGAACTACAAAGTTATGGTGCTAGCCATTACGGCGGAGAAAGAGTTGCGGCTGATAAGACAGAAATTGATCAAATTTCTAATCTTATTGACAGTATTAAACGAGATCCTAGCAGTCGTCGTCACATCTTAACAGCATGGAATCCTGCTGAATTAAATCAAATGGCTCTACCACCCTGTCATGTACTAAGCCAATTTGATGTCACAGATGGGAAGCTGAGTTGTCAAATGTATCAACGTAGTTGTGATATGTTTTTAGGAGTTCCGTTTAACATTGCCAGTTACAGTTTGTTGACTCACATCATTGCTCGAGAGTGTAATGTTGAAGTAGGAGAATTCGTTTGGGTAGGTGGTGATTGTCATATCTATACCAATCACTTTGATGCTGTTCGTGAACAATTATCAAGAGAAGAAAGACCTTTGCCTACATTGTTTATTACAACAGGTAAAAAGATTAAAGAATATATTGTGAATGATTTTGTCCTCGAAGGATATGATCCTCATCCTGCAATCAAAGCAGACATGGCTGTTTAGATTATAACTCGAATAGTTTTTTCTTATAGTCTTGTATAAACTTTCGAGATCCTGATGCTACTTGAGACATAAACCATCTCGAATATTCTTTCCTGTCCATTAACAATTGTTCTTCAAATGTTCTTTGATTTTCAAAGAACATGGTTTTTGCAAAATTTGAAAATAAAGAAAATCCTCCTTGCAAGCTTTGTCTTTGAGTATCATCGACTGATTGTGTTAATTTTTTTCTAACAAGATCAGCTTCATTCAAATCCTTAACAGGATTTGAATCGTTGTACCAAAAACGAGGATCAGAATCTTTCCAGTAATAACCATACTTGTCAGAATTCTTTTCAAATTCCGAAGCCCACGTGTTTTCTAGAACTTTAGGATCTCTTAATCCAAGAGTACTGATTGAAATTGACTCAACTAAGCAAGCTTCTTCATCTAAAATCCAATTATTGGTTTTGTCGTATGATTCATGAGTTTCGTAAGGAAGTCCGGCAATTAAATTAATTTGAATTTTTACTGTGTTGCCCCAATATTTTGTTTTTAAATCATATAAAAAATCTTTTGCTACATTAGAAACCATTCCTTTACCGACCAGTCTTGCAGATTTTTCATAAAAAGATTCAATACCGAAATTTGCTCCAACAAGACCCATATCTCGCAATAGTTCAATTTGATGTCTATGCTTGTTTAAAAGGTCTAATCTCAAGTAAGAAGAAAACTTTATTTTAAAAGGAAGAGACGTAAAAACATCATGCAGAAATTCTAGTTTTTCATTGCTGTCATTAAATGTGTCATCGCTAATTATATATTTGTCTATCTTATAGTTTTCATAGTTTTTAATTAGTTCTTTTCTAATAACTTCCGCATCTTTTAGATGATCTAATTTTTTCTTCCCGGTTAACGGATAAGAACAGAATTTGCACTTAAAAATGCAACCTCGACCAACTTCTAATATCACTGGTTCACCGGGTATTATTAAATCAGAATCTGTATATTCGATCGTAGAATTACAGAAGTTAAATATATCTGAACGTTCAACAAAATCAAAGATTTTGACCTTTCCGATAAATCGACTAGGGATCAAGGGTGTGGATTTTGATATTAAATTTTCTAAATAATTAAGAAAGGTGTGTTCACCGTAACCCAAAAAGGCAGCATCAACATTAAATTTTTTCGAAAGTTCTAGCGCATTTGCACCACCGATTATTATTTTTAATTTTGAATTTATTTTTTTTGATACAGTTATAATTTTACTAATTCTTTGTCCGATAATAGGAATATCTTTCATCCAAAAATTAGTGCTGAATCCAACTATCAATGTGTCTTCTGAAATAAATTTTCGACACAATCTTTCAATCTCGTCGATACTGAACTCAGTCATCATTTCTATAACCTGGCATGTAAGTCCTTTCTTTCTTATTTCAGTAGCTATTCTGTAAGGACCAACTGATCTCAAAGACGGTCTCGGACGGGTTCCTGCGTAATTATGAAGAATATTATCTGAAAATATAATTACATTTGCCATGAGATATTTATTAAAATAGTAATTGGTTGAATATATAATTGCAATTATGCTGGATAAAAATAGCAATTGACAAACTTGTTCTTCCTGTGTACAATCTAGTTATGAACAAAGAACTTAATCAATTCTACGAAAACTATGAGATTCGTGTTCTAAACGACTCCAAGGTTAGAGCACGATACAATCCTCCACAGTTTTTTACAGAACCCGAACATGCTGATCTCATACGA